TAGATGCTGAATGTTCAGTATGTAGAGCACCCGTCGTAGATACTATCAACACAAAATTGATAATATCTATTATTCTCCTGAAAAGAGCCAAATTTATACCAGATGCAAGTACGAATATATACGCTAGAGCACGCGCAACGGGATGATATTCTAGTAAAAGTCTGAAACGTGGTAGTGGTTGTATAATTTCGGGAGGTGGTTCTGGAGGCTCCGGTGATGGAACCTCTTGGTTAAATGCTATCGCCACCGAACCATCCGGATATTCAACGACCGCATGACGCACATCATTCATATCTTTATATGGCCTCTACTTTTTATATACATAATGTGCTGTAGCAATAGCTGCTAATATGATAAATATAACATATATTTCATCATGCTTTAAATCACTCTTTATCGCCCACCTCACCGTGAACATATTAGCAAAAAATATGGCAAATCCTCTTATCAGGGCTTCGTACTTCACGTTCATTTATAATATGAACATAAAAAAAATATTTACATATCATAAATGAACGATAAATTAGTATTTGCTTCGCTGATAATTCTCATTATCATCATTCTTTGGAATCTCACGAGACCTCAGGGTGGTTCCCCGGCTGCCAAGGCTTCTGGTGACAAGTGGACTGTTTACGGCACCATGGGTTGTGGATGGACTCGTAAGCAGATTGATTACATGAAGAAGAAGAACAAACCATACACCTTCGTTGATTGCAGCAAAGGTGGTTGTGATGGGATAGACGGCTATCCCACTATGATGAGTTCAACTGGTGAAAAGGTTGTCGGGTTCCGTGAGGTTTAGATACCCCGGATTACCGAAAGAGAAATAGAAAGAAGTAAGGCGTCGAGGAAGGTGTTAATCTTCTTGAGAACGGTGATGTGCTTCACCAGGGAGTTGTTCCAAGTGTACCTGAGAATAAACGTGGAGATGAGAATTACGAGTACAAAAAGAAGAATTTCGGTGACCGCATCGAGAGGTTTGCGAGAGTTAATAAGTTCCTTGATCATTTATTAAGTGTATATATTTTTTTCCTAGCTTATATTAATGGTGAAGAATCCACCCGCCAGTGGTTCTGAACATATTTTTACAACCAGAAAATGGGGAGGTCCTGTGGGTAAAAATAATAACAACTGCTACGCGTATGCAGTTCACGATTTTCAAAAATACAGAAATTGGAAAAGTCAGCCTGGTGAACGCGCGAGTATGAACAGTAGAAATTTGTATCACGGGTGCGGAAAATTACCCAAAAAGGTTCTTTCCGATAATCCTAAAAAAGTTTACAAATCGACGGCTGGGGAAAAGTGTAAACCTTCGTATTATAAAATTATGTTATTCGTAGCGAAGTGTAAAAAGAGAAATACATTATGTCACGGCGATTTCCATTTTTATAAACAGCATAGTAAGACTGAGTATAAAATCAAGGCGGGGGATACTCATGAGAGTGTGGCGAGGTTCTTTAAAGTACCTGTATCTCGTATTAAACGAGCTACAACTACCATGAAACCAGGTAAAGTCATCACATTTAAAGCCGAATTTTTCAGCCATAAACGGGGGTGGGCTACCGGCCCTTTAATAACGGGTGCTACCGGGAAACTTATAAGGGATCCTAGACGAACGAGTCGTAAATATGAGTCTATAAACTATAATAAGTATTGTGGGTCATTCTGTGTTAAGAACCGAGGGATCAAGGTCGGACATACTCACTCCAAAGTCACGAAGTAAACTTTCCATATCTACCAAATTTTCAACATCAAAAAATACGTCTAACACGTCAAATAAATATTGATCACCAACTTCTACCGTATTTGAAGTTTCATTTAATGTGTTATGTACTGTTACCTGTACTTTAAAGTTTTCTCCATCAAATATTTTTCTACACACGGGACACGTCTGTTTTCCCCTATTTTTCCAATCCTCTATGCAGTGAGAGTGAAAAAGATGACCACACCTGAGGGGTATGTTGGCTCTCGATTCTCTCACTGGATTAAGGCAGATAGCACATGTTGTCATTCGTAAAACTACATCAGACTTTTATTTTTAAAATTTTACTCAATAAATTTTTGATAAATTTATAGTAGAATCGCATAAACTGCAAGGAGCGGGTTGCTTCTGTACCTCCTTGTTAAGTTCGGGACCCTTCGATTGGAGGAGTTGGCGGTACGAGTAATTATCTTCGGGCTTGATTCCATTTTTCTGCATGATATAGGAATCATACAGTTTAGACGAGTTTGTGACAGTGAAGCATCTTCCATCGGCCATACCGAGTCGTTGAGACATTTATATTACAATTAGAAATTAATTTGCCTATTGCTCGCTGTATTTATCCACGAGTTAAATTTTAGCTCTCTGACCATCGCGATAGTTTTCTCGATGTCGTACCCTGAAAAAATATTAAACGTATCTTCTGAGGGTGTCTTAGATACACAGATACTTTTACATTCGGATATGTGTTGATTTATGATATTATACCCAAATGCAATCTCTTTGAGAGTCTCTGCTCCAGTGATGATGATTTTCCCGGTACTAAAAATACTGGCGGTAATCTGCTTCATATCCTCTGCCGGTTTGAATTTTACCTTTACAGCCGAATACCTATCGGGCTCGAAGGAAACGCTGAATATATCAGAATATTTCTCAAAATGATCTGCGGTTTTCATAAGGTTTATATTATAGTTGATACTGAAGTTGGAGTTGATCATGACAACGCGAAAAGAATCAATTGGGGGGATAATATCGTGATCAAATGTCTTCAATATATACACAAGACTTTCAATGACATGTTTACAGTTAAGTAGGTCATTACACCCCGCAACCTGAATACTCCCATTTGGAAATATTTTTATAGATTTTACACTGTAACAATCTTCGTATGTGAGTGTAATTTGATTATAAAACGTTGTCGGTTTTAAAGACCAAATAATAGGCTTATTATCCACGGTGTTTCTGTGTAACCTGATTGGAGATTTTCCAAAAACCTCACGGATCTTTTTGATATTTAAAGATTTCGAAAACGACGAAACCATGGTGATAGTCGTCAGCTTCACCCATGACGGTTTGAAATCGTCATTAAACTTCTTTCGAAAGTCATCTAACGTAAGAAGATACGAGAACGTATTATTGACGATTGATGAATACATCTTGCTTACAATTTTACAAGATTCGCTCCGACTTAGGTTAAAAAAATAAATTCAGATGTAGTAAGATGAGATGCGCGTGGTGTAAGAAAAAATCGAGTGTACCCATACATTGTAAATATTGTGATGGAGAATTTTGTACCAGTTGTTATAATTTAGAAAAACATCAATGCATAGGACTTCAACTTAAAAAAGAAGAAGATTTAAAGAATTTAGAGAAAAAACTTGAATATAAACCAGAAAAGAAATATGCCTTCCTTCATTAAGGAAGCTCATGTATTTAAAGATGATGAAACTGGGAACTCTAAAATAGAACTTAAATACATGAGATATATGGATGGAGAAGGGTACGTGATACGTTGCGCACTTTTTGAAGCAGAACCTATTGGAAAATGGGAATACTATCTATCTAAAAGCGTTTCTAAAAGATACGAAGAATTCTTACTCGAACGTGTAGACAAAACTATCGAAGTCGTGAGGGAAATGAATTTGATAGAGTTGGAAAATGTCCTATGCGAAAACCATGACATTAACTCAATTATACGTATAATGAACAGTATTAAGGTATTAGATAACACCTTTTATCCACCATACATAAATAAGAGTAAACGCTGGCAAAGAAATTTTGTTCGAGCTATATGTGAAAGTACATTACCGTACATGATATCACGTTGCTCTAATCAGACCAAACTGGAAGCGCTGTTTAACGTCTTAAAACAAATAGAAGAAGAATTATAAACACAAGAATTGTAATTTTGAGGTAATATCCAGATAAATTTATACGAGATTTACTGGGTGCCTGTTCGGGGGTTGCGATGTACCCGAGTTCACTTTCTTCCTTTCCTGGGAACAATGGTCTAGATAGCACCGATGGACTTTTTATATCCTTGCAGGTTTCTACAGCACTCCACCCTGATGTAGAAGCCTGACCACAAGTCGACTTAGATTTTGACATAGACGGATCCCTGTGATTCAAATATTCACGCTTTTCACCAATCGCACCAGGCATAGAGAAATCGTCTGTGGTAGCGAATGGATTGATATCGTCCATGGTATTGTTGACGTCGAGCATGTACTTACTCATTTATATTAAGCAGATATATATTTTTTGTGACACATCTTTTTACCATGTTCCACCCACATTTTATCAAGATCAACGTTTAACATATGAGCCAATTGAAACAAGTAACTAAAAACATCACCCATTTCCATCATTATATCAGTGCCCCTCTCTTTCTTAATATTCGTCTTTTTAAACGTTCTCTTATACTGTCTGATAGCTGAAGCCAACTCACCGACTTCTTCGGTGAGGAGTAACCATACAGTGTTTATTTCAGCGCGATCCCATCCTTTGGATTTACATATCTTTTCTGTTTCGGATTTATAATAGTTTAGTGACATCACTCTTATGAATACATATCCACAAATCTTTATATACCAATCTTATCACTCTTTTCCATCTTGAGACCAAACGTACTCGTGTTAGCAGGAAGAGATGGTGGAAGTGCGGCTGTATCTATATCTCGCATGTATCCCATAAATTGAGACACCCCAGATTGGATCTGCGACAGGGCAGTTTTAACGACAAGATCATTCATAAACTTTACCTGTTCGTTTATCTTGGTATGGTGATTACCAGCGTTGTTAATGAAAACACCCCTCATGATGCTATAAAGGTCAGCGTTGTTCTGATAATCTATCGCAACACCTGTATCGTCCTTGAATTTCTGACGTATACCGCGCTGAAGAATGTTCATGTTAAACTCTGAAAAAAACAATGTGTTCAGGGGAGTCTGTGTCTGTTGTATAGAATTTAAATTAAGCCTTTCGCACATTTAATATAGTCCAGGAAAAAAACTCTGTGTAAATATTAAATGTTAAACATCGCCGATTTTGACGAAGCTTACAACACAAAACCTTGCAACCAAGAGAAACCTGTATGCAAAGCCCCCGATTGTTTCATCGGATCTTATCCCCCAGTATCCAAACCCGGCGTCGAAGGCCCTTTCCATGTAAACACTTCGTATCTTTCTCCCAATAGGTACATGGAAACCGTTGGAACTGTGACTGTTCGAAGTGAGGACTTCAAGTGTTAATTAAAAAATAAATTTCTAATACCATTAGTATGCGAGTTATTAAACGGTCCGGTCGTGTTGAAGACGTGAAATTTGACAAGGTCACCAACAGGATCTCCAAGCTAACACGTGATCCCTATGATATTTCCGGAGGTGTAGACGCTTCTATGATTGCTCAACAAGTTTTCTCGTCTATGTACGATAACATAACCACACATGAAATAGACACACTATCTGCTGAAACATGTGTCGGTATGATCACAAGTGATCCAGATTATGAAATATTAGCCACTCGCATTATAGCCAGTAACATACAAAAAATAGCCCCAAATAATTTCCATATCGCGATGAAAAAAATGCATAAATCGGGTATAGTAACAGAAGAAGTCGTAGAAGTTGCGCAACAAGTAAAAGATCAAATTATCACAAACAGAGACTTTGATTTTGGGTATTTCGGATTAAAAACGCTCGAAAAAAGCTACCTCCAGAAATGTGAAGGAAAACTCATGGAGACTCCTCAGTATCTATTCATGCGTGTATCCATAGGTATTCATGGCAAGGACATTCCATCTGTACTCGATACGTATGATAAAATGTCACAAGGGTTTTTCATTCATGCCACACCAACACTTTTCAACTCCGGCACACCCCGTCCACAAATGTCTTCTTGTTTCTTAATTGCAAATAAGGATGACTCTATTGATGGTATCTATGGTACTCTGACTGAATGTGCCCAAATCTCGAAATGGGCCGGGGGTATCGGTATGCATATTCACGATATTCGTGCGAACAAGTCTCATATTCGGGGTACAAACGGTCAATCCGATGGAATTATACCAATGCTCCGAGTATTCAACGCTACAGCACGATATGTCAACCAGGCGGGGCGTAGAAAAGGATCTATTGCTGCATATCTAGAACCGTGGCACGCTGATATCATGGAATTCTTAGAGCTACGCCTTAATCAAGGTGACGAGGAAGCTCGGTGCCGCGATTTATTCACTGCAATGTGGATACCCGATCTTTTCATGAAACGAGTTGAACAGGGAGGTACCTGGTCTCTTTTTTGCCCCGATAAGGCCAGGGGACTCTCGGATGTATACGGCGAAGAGTTTGAAAAGCTTTACGTTAAATACGAAGAAGAAGGTCTCGCTAACGTCACCATCCCCGCCGCAGAAGTATGGAAAGCTATTATTAAAAGTCAGACAGAGACTGGAACCCCGTACATGCTCTTCAAGGATGCGTGTAATAGCAAATCTAATCAAAAGAACTTAGGGGTTATTAAGAGTTCTAATCTATGTACCGAAATTATAGAATACACCAATAAGGATGAAACGAGTGTGTGTAACCTAGCATCTATTGCACTACCTAAATATGTAGATAAGGAGACAAAAACGTTTGATTACGCTAAGCTTCACGAAGTGACGAAAACCGTCACAAAGAATCTAAACCGCGTGATTGATCGTAATTTCTACCCTGTAGAAACAGCGCGTGTGTCCAATATGAAACACCGCCCCATCGGTCTTGGGGTTCAAGGTCTCGCTGATGTTTTTATCATGTGCGGTTTCCCGTTTGACTGTGAAGAATCTAGAATGATGAATGCTCATATTTTCGAGACTATGTATCACGCATCTTTAGAGGCTTCATCTGAATTAGCGGAAATCGATGGATCGTACGAAAGTTTCGAAGGAAGCCCCGCGTCCCAAGGTATTTTACAACAGGATATGTGGGAAGGTGATACCAAATTCAGTGGTCTTTACGACTGGGACGCAATGCGTGAACGTATAAAGACAAAGGGGCTTCGTAATTCTCTTTTGATGGCACCCATGCCTACCGCATCTACAGCACAGATTTTGGGTAACAACGAATGTTTTGAACCGTATACGACAAATATTTATCTTCGCCGCACTCTCGCCGGTGAGTTCGTCGTGGTTAACAAACATCTAGTTGATGATCTCAAAAAAATCGGTCTTTGGTCAAAAGATATGAAAGATTTAATGGTCAAAGCGGGTGGTTCGATACAAACTATCACAGATATCCCCGACGATATTAAAAACCTCTATAAGACTGTTTGGGAAATTAGCCAAAAATGCATTATCGATATGGCAGCTGACCGTGGACGCTTCATCGATCAGAGTCAATCGATGAATCTGTTCATGGAATCCCCGACGCTTTCAAAAATGTCGTCCATGCACATGTACGCGTGGAAAGCTGGTCTGAAAACCGGTATGTACTATTTACGAAGTAAAGCAAAAGCTCGACCAATCCAATTTAGTTTAGAAGCTGAATGTACATCGTGTTCGGCTTAAAGGTAACAGTTCATTTAAAATTAAATGGCAAAATTTCATACGCTGTTAGATAATTTAGAAATACTAAGTTATGACGGTCGTAAGATATGTTTGAGTAACAAAGATGGAAAGAATGTAAGAATTCAAACTCCACGCATGTACATGCCATTCGGTATTTCTGGATTCCAACCTCAAGTCGGAGCCACTAAATGGAATCTCGACTTTTCTATGAAGGGATATGACGAAGAAGGAAATTACGTTAAAAATTTTTATGAAACTTTACAAGAAGTGGAAAAACGAATCATCGAAGCTGTAAGTTTACAAAGTGTTGATATATTCGGTAAACACATGAGTGTAGACGAACTTTCACCCATGTTTAACTCTAACATAAAGCACTCTCCTGATAGAGAACCCAAATTCAGGATTCGCGTAGATACTACGGCCGATGGAGATATAAAAGCGGGAATTTTCGATAGTGAAAAGAAAAGTATAAATTCTAAAGTGGAAAACAAACTGTATTCAAGGAATTCTGGCGTAGCTATCACGGAAATGAATAGCGTATATTTCTTGAACAGGAAGTTCGGTGTGACGTGGAAACTGCACCAACTTGTGGTACATGAACCACAACAACTAAAGGGATTTCAATTTATTTTGTAGAGTATTCCTCTGATATTAAAAAATGATAAATCATCTGTGCCTCTCTCAACAGTTTACCTTTCACCACGGTGAAACTGTTGGGATCTATGTTTAATTTTATCTTAGCTATACGAACCGACGTGTCCCACTTAGAAAGGGTCATTCTTGTAATACATTTACATTTTTTTGATGAGGGTCTTGTACTTCTTGGTACCCTTCTTGGGGACGAGCTTAAAGTCACCCTTCTTGGCGGGCTTAAAAACCTTAACCATAGCCTTGGCGCCCTCCTCCTTCATACGCTTCTTGGCGGCCGCGACGGCAGCCTTGCTCTTAATACTACCGTACTTATCCTGAACGAGATCACTCTTCACGAGACCTCCTGGCGTGTGTTTGGCGGTACCATGAAATACCTCCGCGCGAGAACCTTCTGTCACTGCATACATTTATATTAAGCGCGGAAAATTTTTCTGATGGCATCCATAGTTTTTTCCTGTCTGATTGGGATTTGGTTTTCAACACGTTTATCATTTAAAACGTCTGCACACAAAATAGACTTGTGCCCCTGGAGAGACATCATAGCCAATTCGACACTTCTGGCAGTGGGTGTATCTTTGTACACCAATTTTTTCACAAAAACATCATTCTTTTGACCAGATCTGTGACACCTACCAATAGCTTGGAGTTCTGTCGCTGGGTTCCACGAAGGTGCCATTATGTAAACGCGAGTCGCGCATTGAATATTCAAACCAACACCACCACATTTAATCTGTGTTACCATGACACTATTGTCTGGTGCATTTTCAAATAACTCAATCTGTCTCTGTCTTTCATCTTTTTCAACGTTACCATCTATCCTGAAAGTGGGGCAAGCCAATTGTCTTTCAATATAATCGAGTTCACCTTTGAAAGTACAAAATATTACAGCTTTCTCTGTGGGATGTGAAGCGAGTTCCTGGAACAATCGACACATTTTATGAGTAGAATGTTTCCATATTTCAGGTATCTGTTCGTTAGATTTAGCCACGCCATCAAAATAAAGTTGAGGCCATCGCATGATTTGTCGCATACGTAACAAACACTCGAGCATATACATATTACGTCTGTGGAGCGAAACACTTTCTCTTATGACTTGTGTGATGGAATCTTGAGCTTCTGTGAAAGCGCATTCATATAAAGCTCTTTCTTCTTCGTACATATCCAATTCCACATTTTCAAAATGACAAAACGGTAAAGAAATGTATCCATCAGCTTTGGTTCTTCGAAGAATGTATATGTCCTTTATCTTGTCGTGCATAGCTTGAACGGTGTTCTTTGAAAATCCGATAAATTCGCACAAAGACACAAAATCTTCCATGGAGTTAAACACTGGAGTACCAGTTACAATCCAACGAATGCAAGATTTCAGTGTGTTAATTTTTTTAAATGTTTGGGTTTTTCGATTACGTATCTCGTGCGCCTCATCCAATACAACTCTATCCCAAGAGATCGAATGAAGCGTGGACGTTTTGCTGCACACAGTTGGATAAGATGTTACGACGATATCATAAAGGGAGATACCGTTCGTATCACTCATTTTAGTTTTTCCGTCGTACACGAGAACATCGAGTCCGGGTGCGAACTTGTTTATCTCACTTTTCCATTGCGGAACGAGCGTTTTTGGAACGACGATGAGGGTATGTTTTTTTTGATTTTTTAGTATAGTAGCAATAATTTGTACGGTTTTTCCCAACCCCATTTCATCACATAAAAAACCACCCTTAGGGCCGTTCAGTTGATTTTCCATTTGATTCATCCACTTTACACCATCTTCTTGGTGAGGGCTGTAAAGTGATGTGTGTAATTCATACTTGGACATGTTTTGGTAGAAAATATCAATTCATTTTCGACTTAGGTTCTTTATTTTTATTCGCTACGATATCCGTCTTCGGGATCGGACGCTATTTCACATACGTGTACCTTTTCCTTCATCACCCTCTTTTTCCTCTCCTTCGGTTTTGGGAGTTCGTCAATATGCTCTCTGAAATATAAAACTTTATCCCAAAATTCTTGCATTATAGGAAGATACGTTTTCCACCATTCACGATCACGGGGAACGTTAACCACGTCAAATTCTTCTGGTTTAGGCCAATTTGTAGCTGCAGGTTTGTACTGGATAAAATCTGCTTCCTCTAGGTCTAAAATCTCCATACAGAGTTGAAGCTGTGGCATATAATGTCCAGGAACTTCACCCGGGATGATAGCTCGTTGAGGAGGGCATTTAATCTCGACCAATTTTCCCGATTCCGATACACCGTCAGGACTACCACCTAACCATTTATGTACCGGGTGCTGAACGAGACCTAATTCATGAACAACTTCCCCGTGACGTTGTTCATATAAAATGCGCGCTTCATCTTCATATAGTTCACCGTGACGCGTCGCCGCATTTCCAGTAAACTTCTCTCCCAATCCACATTTCTTTAGGAGTAAGCCATCAGGAGTTTCGTACGGATTCTTACCGATCGCTGTAGCTGCGTCACTAGCAGTTAGCATGCCTTGTCTGAGATCTAACCACGCCTCCGACTTTTGTGGTGCATACTCTCTCTCGATCAACGCTTTCACATTCGGGTGCATTAATTGTTTTACTCTCCAATTGTTTAAGCGTTAAACGAATATGTTTTTGAGAATATACATCCTGTTTTTTCTTTTTGTCGTTCTTAGTTACCCGTTTTTTTGGAATAAAATCAGATCCGTATTTCATTGCTGAAAACCGGGGTTTGTGTAAACTGACTTAGGTGAATAAAAAAAAGATTTCGCAGCGAGCTGCTCTGCTTGTTTTTTGTTTTTGGCAAACCCTTTCCCTATACATACACCGTCCACGATAACATCTATATAAAATACCCCGTTACCATGATGACTCACAGCGTAATTTGGTAATGATAACCCGTTTGTTTGACAATATCTCATCAAATGATCTTTATAGTTATCATCTATCATTATAGAGTTCATGTTAACATATTCGGGGTTGTTGTATATTCTCAATATGAATTCACGGGCGTGAATGAGGCCTAGATCCATGTATATAGCACCCACGAGAGCCTCGAACGCATCTTCTAAAATCTTAGGATTTTTATTCCATTCATTGCGCATACCCTTTTCATCCATGATAATCCAATTATTCAAACCTAATTTTGATGCGATAAAAGCGAGAGTTTCCCCCCTTACGAGTTTAGTTCGAGCTTTGGTTAAAAAGCCTTCTTGACGATTTTCATATTTATCGTATAAGAATTTAGTGATCACAAATCCGAGAACGGAGTCACCAATAAATTCCAAAGTTTCGAAAGACCCTGATAAATTTTCATTTTCTTTCAAGGCTGATTTGTGTGTAAATGCTTTTTGGTACAAATCTATATTAGATATTTTTGTACCAACAAGGTGTTCGACGGAATCCTTATCGATGATCATTTATATTCTGATGTATTCTTTTTTTTAAGCCTTTGCAGGTTCAACCTTGGTGTAATGAGGGCTGAGGTACTTCTGAAGGTTGAGGAAAGTTACCTGAACGTCGGCGGGGGGAGCGAGAAGATCCTTGAGCTTCTGATCCAGGATGAGAACTCGGCCGTTGTCGGGGTGCTTAAGACCGTTCTCCTTAACGTAAGTGTTAATAGCACGAGTTACGGTACTGCGAGAAACGAGCTGGCCGTCGGGGAGACCGAGGAAATCACGGAGCTTATCAGAAACCTTCTGCTCACGGTTGAAACCGTTATTCTTAGCGCGGTTAGAAGACTTCTCACCAGTGGGATCGTCAAGCTTAGCCTTGATCTTACGAACGATCTTAGTGAGAGACTTGATGTCAGAGCGAAGGGCGGCAATCTCAGCGAGGCAAGAATCACGAGTGCAAGTGGGGTCAGTAGACATTATACATTACATACTCGTCACATCTTTAATTACCTTCAAAAGGATACACAGGATGTACATAATTTTATTTTGTCTTTATATATTAATGGACGAGAAGAGTTATCCAATATCTACCATAAATACGTTTATGGAAGAGAACTTATTTTTCAAGGATGCTAAACTTAAGAAATATTTTATGAGAAATGAAAAACGGGATTTAGGAAAATTCAGGAATCGTTTACACACCAACTTTAAGTCTAAGACATTTGAAAAACAGATTTACGTGTTGATAACCGATAATATACGAGACATAATATTGGATACTATAGGTGAAATTTCGGAGACCATGAAAACCATGGGAGATCTGATTATTTCCGGCGGAGAAGCGTTCAATATGTACGTTGATTACAAGGATCGTATAATCACAAGTGATATTGACGCGAAGTTTGTACCCAGACTGCAACTTAACACAAAATATTTTGGAAGGTTGCAAGCGGTTAAACTGTTACTTTGGAATAAACTCGGTCAGATTGCGAAAAAACTAAACGCCAGAATTCACAAGAGGTTATCTTCTATAAGTAACAACAAGATCTTCAAATATCTCGGTTTAGGCTTTAATAAAAAGGGACCTTTCGTTACCAGAAGATATATCTTAATCAAAAAGAAAAAGGGTAGTACCACGAATAAACCAAGTACAAGGGACGTTTTCATAGATGTTGAATTATTCGCGTTAGATTTAAACGTGCGATGTTTTTCTCCCGAAAAGGGTAGAATAGAAGATTTTATCGTGGGTGGTATTTTGGACATACCTTTTATGAGACCTAAAGAGTTTGGATATGATGTTGCTAAAACGAAACGCAGAGGTATCCAATACAGAAATCCTATCACAAATAAGATAGTCAAAAATAAAAACGTATTCGTAGCGAGTAAAGAGTTTCTCATAGAGGATATCTATCTCATGCAAAAATTACGCTTACGACCAGAGAAAAAGGAAAAGGATAGAAAACGTCTCGTCAGATTGGGTCAATTACTCGACAAACGGGTAAAAAATTCTGATACTATGGATACCGTATTTAAACTGGTACGGTCTAAGCTCACCAAAGTTAAGACCAGCAGGAAACAATCCGGAACCGTCAGCATAAAACGCGCCATGAGCGTTAACCCGGATAAATATTCCAATTACACAACGGAACCATCTAAAGAGAGGTTATCGAAGCAAATAATACACGGAATGCGTGTGACTCCACAAAATAACAAGATAAACGGATACGAAAGAACCTACGGAAATCAACAGTTTAATCTCAAAAATTACAAATGGAAACCAGCAACTAACAACGCGTATGTTAAAAATGAATTCACACACAGACCCGCGAATGCTCAGAGAATACCACCCAATCTAAACATGTCCGAAACATTATACGGATTTAAACCAAGACGCGACGGATGGGTACCAAAACCATTACTCGAACGCGCCTCAAAAATACCATATATAGGGTTAAAGAGATGACACATTAAAGGTGTATAATGCTTTTTAACAAAATTACCAAGGCCGAAGATGGCTCCCGCCACGTACGAACTTTCACAGACGACAGGAAGCGTGTTTTCTTACAACTCGACGATGTAAAGATTGTCGAGACGCGCCCCGAATTTGTGTTCGAACTCGTCGACCGTACCCAAGTAGATGCCATTCACGAGGAAAATATTAAAAATGCCATCGAAAACTCAGAGGAGTGGTTCGGTAGGTCCCTAACCGAGTCTACCCTCAAGCGAGCGTATCTTAAGGATGACGTCATCGGTGCAGAAATTCTCGAGAACGTTAAGGTATTCAGTGATGCCAAGGAGGCTGTCGAGTATGACAGCATAGTTATCGATGATAAACCTTGCTCTATCATCATAGAATATTCCGGACTTTGGTTTGCCAAGAAGACATTTGGACCGTCATGGAACATTGTTCAGGTGAAGTTGGCCCCAGAACCAACCCCCGATCCAGAACCCGAGACTGAAACATTTGACGAAACTTATCCAGAAGACTACATGTTTAAGGATGAATAAAAAAATTTGTAGACATTATATAAAGAACTATGTTTAAGAAGATTTCTCCACGTACGATTTTATTAGTGCTTCTCGTAATTTTTATTGTCACGTGCGCATGTGGTACTACCATGGGTAAGAAATCTATGTACACTCGTCAGCGCGACTTCGCCCCCGTTGGCGGTGACACCGGCCCCAGCCCCGGTCTCGCCGCGGCCCCCTCTTCCGCTTGCGAGATGAAGGCCGGTACCGGTCTCGCCTCTTCGCTGTTACCCAAAGAGGTAGCTTCCCAGGAGGACTTCGGGCAGTTCGCACCCGAGGATATTTTAGCCGGTCAGAATTTCCTTGAGCCTAGGAATCAGATTGGATTCCCGGAGAGTGTTGGTGGAGCCCTCCGAAACGCTAACCAGCAGGTGCGCGCCGAGCCCCCCAATCCCAAGGATCCCTTTGTTTGGAACAACTCTACCATCGTTCCCGACACCATGATGCGCCCCTTAGTATAAATAACTTAAAGGTAATCTCATACATTACAGTATAAAATGTCTAATACAGATGAACTCTCCCAAAGCGTCTCTAAACTGGTCGAATTAAACAGGCAGATTAAAGAAGCTCGTTCAGATATTAAAATTCTCGCGGATGCAGAAAAAGCACTTAAGTCGCAAATCAAAAAATTGATGATTGATAACGGTCTCGACGTCATTAACCTCAAGAAAGGTAAAATCACGGTCAAAAAGAGTGTTAGAAAGGGTGGCTTAAACAAGAACTCAATCAAGGAAGGTCTCGGTGTTTTCTTTTCAGGAAACGAGCAACAAGCAGAAAGTGCCTTAAAGACTATCCTCGATAATATACCAACAAAGGAAACGTCCACTATCGCACTCACCGGTGTGAAGGAAACGAACTAAATGGTTTGGAATCAGTATGTTTACGAAGCTACGACAGGAAACGAAATTGATTATAGTGATGATGAATATGAAAATGATCAACTGGAACTGATGCACATTGATGATTGGCGTGATTTTTATAGTTCGGAACTTGGGTATATGTGGGGAATTCTTCGGCAATACTTATACGATGCGAATTATCCAGGACACATCATGCGACACGCGACATATGAGGATTTCGTCCGATTCTGCTATAGGTTTTCGGACGCCTAGTTAGATTTAAATATTTTAATACAGTAAATGATACCTACACTCTCTTTACCTAAGATGCCCGCCGTAACTTCCCCCAAGGTTGCCGTCCCCGCCGCTCTCTTCTTAGCTCTCAGCCCCGGTATGATTCTCAAGGCCGATGGTCGTAAGTTCTCCTTCAACAAGGTTGGCACTGACCGTGTTACCATCTTTTTCCACGCTCTCGTGTTCTTCTTGGTGTACTCCCTCGTCGCCAAGGCTATGGGTATCGTCCTCACCAGGAACGATCTTCTCGTTGCCACGACTCTCTTCATGGCTCTCAGCCCTGGATTACTTCTTACCATCCCTCCCGGTAAGTTCATGTCCGGTAAGACCAGCCGCGCGGCTATCTTAACTCACACCGTCGTTTTCGCGGTCGTGTTCGCTCTTTTACGAAAGCAATTTCCTCAGTTCTATTAAGTGACTAGAGATGGAATATTTAGTTCTAGGTCCCGCATCAATGGGTATTTTTACCATGTTGGGCACCTTAATTAATATAGAGGATGATTTGAAAAATATTAAGGAAATCTCTGGTTCATCAGCGGGTGCTATTTTAGGTGTATGCTTAGCATTAGAAATACCACTGTACGATGTACTCGACAAATTTTTAAAAGTAGATTTGAAAAAACATACCAAATACAATCTCAAATCGTTTATGAAAAATTACGGTTTAATAGATCTAGATCCTATAAGAGAAGTATTGAAGGATGTTTTCGGTTGTGATCCAACATTTTCAGAACTGAAACGAAAATTACATATATCGACCTATTGTTTAAACAGGGGACGTACAGAGTATTTTTCTTCAGATTCACACCCCGACATGAAGGTCATCGATGCTGTATGTATGAGTATATCTATACCCATTCTAGCATCCAGCGTAAAGCTTAATGATATGATATACATGGACGGTGGTATAAAGGAGCGAGTGCCCATCACACCATTTGAGGGTAAAGCCCCACATAGAATACTGTGTTTAAAATTGAAGAGTCAGGATATATTCTTCGAAAAGATCGCGACGTTCAGCAAGTTCGTAGAGACGTTCATGTCTTCTTTGTTAAACATACGAGCAGATATAAACTTAGATAAAATAGGAAAAGTCGTAGAAGTAGACACAGAAGATTACGATTTGTTTTCGTTTAAGATGTCGTTTGATGATAAGTTACGTTTATTCCTTTTAGCTTTTAAATAAACATCTTGTTATATTTTTTTATCAGAATATAACAATATGGATGCGTGTGATCCAGGTACCGAATCCGGGAACATCAGGAGATTGATTAAATTACACACAGGTGAAACGGTAAAATTATCGAGAGCCAAGGTGTGCGAAATCATGAAAGCGGCGAAAGAAAATCGTTCTCCTTTACCCCCTCTCGGTCTCACAAAAGATAAAAAGTACCTATTAGACGCTAAATCCCCTCTCACCCAGAGAGATTATGAGATACTGTTTAAGAGTACGTCTAAAGCCACCGATATAAAAAGAATCGCGAAAAAGTCCGGTTTAACTCAACTCGACAAAACCATCAGCGACTTAAAAGGTGCTATAGGGCGTCGTCTCAGAAGCATGAACGTACGTGAACCCGTTTTATTACACGGAAGGGTAACAACCCAACGTGCGTCCTCCGATAATAAGTTTTACAATTTAGAAAACAACGTAAACACGACGAGGAATGCCAACAATAACAATAACAATAATGGTGAACGTGAAAACATAAATAGCGCGCGCGTGAATAAAAATATAAATAGTGCGCGCGTGAATAAAAATATAAATAGTGCTCGTGAAAATAGTAACGGAAACCGTAACGGAAACCGTAACCGTAACGGAAACCGGAAACCTAATGTAAACGTTGCTCCCCGTGCAAGCCAATCCACGGGTGATCTCGCCAGAGATTTGGCGCGTTTACGTCACCAAAGGCGTTTACAATCGACTGGCGGGGGTGGTGGTGGATTTGGGTTAGGAGGTGGTCGTATCGTCGCTAACGGTATGGGTGGTAGGCGCGTCGTCTCTAACGGTGGTGGTTCATCGTTCCTCCGAGGTGCGATGTCTACTAACAGAATAATCCGTAATACATCACAAAGTGACGCCGCGGTTACACAGTTAGCTACCGAGCGTCGCGAGATGGCTCGTCGTATGAATTTAGCTCGCCAAGAAGCCGAGCGTTTAGCAAACAGGGCTGCGGAAAATAAAAGCGCGAGCGCCAGAAATGAAGCAAGGTTAGCTAGGAATAGGTACGCGTCGTTACGAAAAAATATGAACGAGAAAGAGCGGGAAACTAAAGAACGACTTAATAAATTAGAAAACGAAAAGCGTAATACTGAGAGAAAACTCAACAACGCTTCCGAAAAAATAAATAACATTTCCGCTGCTAAAAACAACGCTACAACAAAATTAAACGCCGCTACAAAAAAGAAAAACTTACTCGAAGGAAAATATAAAGCTGCCCGAAACCAAATAAATGAAGAAAAGAAATTAGCCAACGAAGCTGTCCAGGCTGCGAAGGCTGCGCAATTATCTAATAACCAAACCGCGATAAACGAGGCAAAACGAGCCAAAGAAACGGCGAATGCAAAGGTTGCTGATCTCGAACAGCAATTTACCACGATGAAACAACAATTTAACTCTTCCCAAAGAGAAGTCACGAATCTAAAACAACAAGCGACTAACGCGACAACAAAATTAAACGCTGCGCAGACAGAGGTCACGAATATGAAGGCAAAGGCGAATAAAAAACGTAGAAATATGTTCGAGACTCTTCTCAATAACTTCAACGTTCCTATGAATAAACGTATGGAATATACAAAAAGATTTGAGCGAGGAAATCGTATAGGTGTGATAGCTAACGAACTCAAGGTTGAAGCCAAGAAAAAGAAAAATCTACTCGAAGGAAAATACAAGGCTGCACGTGAACAAATGAACACAAACGCAGCCAATCGTAAAAAATTACAAGAGAATCTCAACAAGAGTAAGCAAAATGTTAACGCGAAAATCATAGCGGCAGCGAAAGAAGCTGGTAATCAGGCTCGTCGAGCAGCTGAAAATCAAGCGCAACAAAATATTAATCGAATCCAAAAGAATGCCGCGAATGAAAAGCGTACCTTAGAAAATAGCATAACAAACGCGAAACGGGAAGCAAATGAACTCCGAAATAGTACAAACGCTAAAATAGCAAACGCGAAACGGGAAGCTGAAGCGGCTGGTCGAGAAGCACAAAAAGCGAATAATACCGAAGAAATGAAAAAAGCTAATAACGCTAAGAGGAACGCTAACGCAAAGGTTGCCGCAATCGAGCAAGAAGCTAAGAACAAACGAAAGCGCATGCTCGAAAAACTTTTGAATCAATACAAGGTCACTAACAGACAGCTTTACATGAATAGATTTAATCAAGGAGAGCGTATAAGTGTGATAGCGGAAGAATTTAAAAAACAAGAAGCCAATAAAATTCAACAAAATAAGAATAACGCGTTACGGGAACAGAGAGAAAAGAATGCCGAAAATACAAAACAAAGGGAAAAGGAGATCAGGTTACAAACACTCAAAAAACTCAAGGCAAAGGGTTTACTCGTAGTTCACCCTAATAAAGGTGGGAGCAGTGAACTTTTCACACAGTTTAAGACTGAAATCGAGAAAGCTGAGAAAAAAGTTAAGCAAACCGGCAACGTTTCATCTAACGATTTAAAAACTTTACAAACTTTAATAAATAATGCACGTAACAAAAAGACTTCCAACGCACGTACAAAATTAAACGAGGCCCAAGCTAAAGCTAACGCTAACGCGCGAGCCGCGGAGCAACGTCTGGCGAACGAAAAAGCCAGTGCAGAGAAACGACTAACAAACCAGAAAGCCGCGGCTAATAAGGAAATGGCCGCCAGAAGAATTCAAAATGCGTTCCGCGCCAAGCAAGCTGCCGCGAAAGCCGAAGCTAACGCAGAAGCCAAGGCCAAAGCTAACGCAGAAGCTCGAGCCAAAGCTAACGCAGAAGCTCGAGCCAAAGCTAACGCAGAAGCCAAGGCCAAAGCTAACGCAGAAGCTCGAGCCAAAGCTAACACAGAAGCCAAGGCCAAAGCTAACGCAGAAGCCAAGGCCAAAGCTAACGCAGAAGCCAAGGCTGCCGCTAATAAAGCTGCAAAATTAGCGACATTATTAAATAGTTACAAAAACTTAACTAACGATGAAAAGGTGCGATTCACACGAAATGCTCAAACCAAAAACTTAAATAGTATTAAGAGAAACGTTATTCAACTTATTCGAAAAAAAGCAGCCAATAGAAAAGAGCAAGCTAATAAAGCTGCTGAGACCAAGGCTGTAGCAAACAGACAACGAGCATTTGATAATTTGTTAAAGAAATATCCCACTGCCACCAATGACAATAAAACTGAAGCGAGAGCCAGGTTCAATAAGCAAGCGAATATTTCGGCTTTAAAGGCATTTTTAAACATTCGCACGAGAACCAGGAAAGAGGCTGAGGAAAAGAAAAAGCTGGCGAACAAGGCTGAAGCCGATAAAAGGTCGAAAGCAAAAGAACTTGAAAACCTATTCTCCAAATATGACACAATCATGGGAAATAATTCTGGTTGGCCAATTAGGAAAAAATTAGTCCGACAACAGTATAAAAAAGGTAAATCGTTGGCTGGTATCAAGGCTGAATTAAACGTGATGATTGAATTTAAAAAGAAAAAGCCGGTATACACGAACACGGGTTCGCCAGGACCCCAGAAAAAGATGCAGACAAACCCTATACCTCTCGTCCGTAATAATCCGTTATTTAACGTCAACCCCGAACAGTTTGGAAAATTTAAATCATTGGTTAGCCAAAAACAATTAGCGTTTATAAATCCAACGAAACGAAAGGGTATCGAGGGTCAATTAAACCAGGCATATAAGGAAAAAAGTCAAGAAAAATGGAATAAATCTGTGAAGGTATTAATCGATGCACAGAAAGAAGATAGAATATTAAGAAACGCTGCGGCCAAGAACAAGGTAAATAGTGCCTTAAAAGTAAGAAAAAATGCCATGTTACAAAATATTAAAAAACTAAATAAACCGGCACAGAACTCATTCGTGGGACGAATCCCGAAGGCGGATTCTGCAGGTCTGAATATGATACGCAAGGAAATAAACCAAGCTTTACGAAATAAACAGGAACAAAATAAACGTAAATTATTACCTAAGGCGAAATCGAATAAAAATCTAAAAAAACCGTTCAATAAATTAAGTAATAAAGCCGGGAAACCTAACATAAGTCAGAAATTTAGATCATATCAACTCGCACTTGCAGCGAGAGCGCAAAAACTAATTAAACAACAGGACAGGGAATTTGGAAAAGTGAGATCTTACGTTGGAAGTAAATGGAAAAGAATAATTGAACAAACGAGAACAGATATGGGACTTCAAAGAATTGATGTATCTTTAAGGGCTCGTGAAGATATGGTAAAACAAATTAACGAGCTCCCCGACAAAATTAAAGAAGCTAAAAACCAAAAAATAAAAGAATTACGTTCCTATATAGTACCATATGGGCAAGATATTAGTTTATTTAAAGATAAATTGGCTGAAATAACGGGTAATATCTCAAAAATGAGATAAAATCTGTAACCAAAACTAAAAATATTTTATAAACGAATAACTGGTTATGTTCGTCTATAAAATACAGTTGTTACATTAGAAAAAGTATTTAGAATCGGGTATAATCTAAGGGAGTTTTGTTACCCGGAATCATCATATAGGTTTCGACGGTCGAAGCAGGTTGCTCTTCTTCGGACTCCGGGGGAGTCTCCTCACCCGCAGTACCATCAATATCAGATTGGTCTGTGTTCTGTAAGAAAGCGACCGCATCCTGCGCCGCGGGGGAGAGATCCGGCTTCTCGTCTTCTTCTTTCTTCCCTGTCAGCATCACTATCGCGACAATGAGTATGATCAAAGAAACAACTCCGACACCGATCTTTAAACCATGTTTCTGCATAAATGTTCGGCTATTATTATAACTCATTTGTTTACTATATAAAAATAAAAAAACCTAAGTGGAATTTTTTTAAAAAATTTGTAAGATGTTTTTTATAAAAGATTCTCCAATAACAAGAATGATTCTTAAACAAGATGTTTCAAATTTTTTTAAGAAATATCTCACTCATGAAATGTCGAACAAAGAAATCCAAACATGGTGTGAAGATAATGTAGGGGAGCTTGCCTACGTGTACTATAAATATTACGGCGCTGACCAATCGTGGGATGAGGCTGAAAAACTCATGTTTTTTGTAGAATCGACGTATGGTCGTGATGATCTGTGTAGTATTATAGAATCATTTGTAGATTGTCAATAGTTAAAGAAAATAGTTATATAATGTATATGTCTACTTGTGTGTCGTGTACTGAAGATTTTAATAAGACAAATCATTTAAAAGTGACGTGCCCCTTTTGTGACTTTGATGCCTGCAAAACCTGTCTACAAACATACATTTTATCGACTAGTAAAGACCCTCACTGTATGAATTGTAGACATGAATTTAATCGAGAATTTGTAGATTCTTTTTGTACCAGAGCCTTCAGAAACAAGACGTATAAAACACATAGAGAGAATATCCTCTTTGAACGCGAACAAGCGCGTTTACCTGAGACGCAACCTTATGTAGAGAGAACTCTACAGATACGATCTTTAAGACGAAGCTATTCATGGCTCATGCAGTTTCTAGAAACGGTGAAATTGTGTACTACTGATAATATCATAATTAGCTGTAGGCATTATCTCATAGAACTATTGCGCGAAATAATACATGATATAATTTTAGAAGCTAACGCGTTAAGTAGAACGGATCCAACCGTGTCGAGAACTATGCCAGTGTACACACAAGCGTGCTTATCCGAAAACTGTAGAGGATTTTTGACTGACAATTACGTATGTGGAATATGTAAAAAGGAATTTTGTGAGAAGTGTCACGAAGAAAAACACGAAGGTCATGTCTGTGACCCCAACACAGTGAAGAGTATAAAATTGTTAAAGAAAGACACAAAACCGTGCCCTAAATGCAATACGATGATATATAAAATAGATGGATGTTCACAAATGTGGTGTACTGTGTGTCACACAACGTTCGATTTCAATACAGGAATGATAGAAACGGGGAGAATACACAATCCACATTACATAGAATATTTCAAAAGTAAAACGCGTGAACACGGTGACATTCCATGCGGGGGTCGTCCTAATTATCATGAATTAAGACGTAATAAGGCGCCGGAGTATATACTGAAAGCTTCGTTACTCTTATCCCACATAGATCGAGAAATGTTTTATAGATTTAATTTCACCTACACAGATCATAAATATATGAGAGTACGATACTTATTAAACGAGATGAGTAAAGAAGATTTCAAATGTGAATTGCAGCGCCGAGATAAGTATAATGATAAGGTGACAGATATTCAAGAAATATATAGAATGGTGTTAGATACATTGGGAGATGCACTCAGACAATATATGGTAGACATTTCGAGAGTGGATGAAATAGTAAAGGATATCAAGGGAATTATCGAATATTATAACATGGTAGCTCTAAAAATAAGAAAAAGGTACGTGGCACGTATACCTCACGATATTAAAATAGAGGTTTAAATTAATGGGAACGTTCGTGATAGTGATCGTATTGATGGCCCTTTTGATTTACACTTTTATGCGGAGATACAAGAGTCCTAAAGTACGTAAAGGGTTTGTCACACGCGAAGAATGTGATCATATCATGGAGGTTTCTAAACCCAGATTATCTAATTCAACGATAGGCGTCGACAAGAATGCCGACAATACCATCAGAATAAGCCAAACGGCATGGTTAGATTATGAAGATAAGATAGTTCGCGATGTATCGGAACGATGCGCATCCTTATACGATAAAACGCTCGTCGAATGCGAATCGTTACAAACTCTGAAATATGAACCCGGCGGTTTTTATTCACCGCACCAAGACGTTTTACCATTGAAAAATCCCAGACGACATACGTGTATAATAGCTCTTAACGATGGCTACGTAGGTGGAGAAACAAACTTTCCGAATATGAATAAAAAATTCAAGCTCGAAAAAGGTGACGTTTTATGTTTCGATACACTAAATGGAATGGGTCGTATAACAGATCAGGCTCTTCATGGAGGTTTACCCATCGACGAAGGAGAAAAATGGATAGCAAATCTATGGATACATAAATATCCGTATAGTATAACAATATGATAGCGTACGCTTTACTTTGTAAGCCTATAGCTAGCATAACACCGACTAAAACAGTTGTCAATACGCGAGAATGTAGAATTATACAAATCAAACCATCTGAAGATGAAGATGTGTTTCAATTTCAGATACTTGATGCACCACCTATAGCTGTTAACCAAGAAGACGATTAAGTTCGTTCCCATACCTGTACAAAATCACCTTTAGTTTTATTGAATCCACAGGTCTTTAATTTACCGTAAAGTTTTTCATAATCTACCCTATCCGGGTAATCTGTTTCGACTATGATCTTTTTTAATGGTTGTAAAGAAGGAGAAGAAGTAGATATATGATCTATCACTTGAGGTAAACATCCTTCACAATCGGCGACGATGGTGTTGAATTCTATGTCATATTTTCTCTGCAATTCATCATACGTCAAATTATCTATATCACATGTATCGTCGTTACATTCTACGGTGTATGTGGCGTAGTTATAGTCACCCTTAATTTTTTGTTTTGTGGGACCCACGGTTCCTACGAATACGTGTGCGTTGCCGTAGTTACACCCCTCCAAATTACCTTTTAAAGCGTTAGTCACCTTACTGTCAGGTTCGACGACGACACAGTCTCGTTCATCTTTTACATTATCGAGTATTACCGCACTCACAGTTCCGTATCTAGCCCCTAATTCTAAAACTTTATCACCTTCATGAATATACTCCGCGACCATATCTTGTTCCTGCTTTTCCACAGTTAAATGAGGAATCACCTTCCCATTTTCGTCTTTGAATGTACGATAACCTGTGGAATAAAATATAAAAATGCACAAAATCAATAAAAATAAGAGTGATGCATTCATCTAATATACTGTGATATTAAAAAAAAGGGTTTGTTAAATTGATCAATTTTCCATTATCTTTTGTTTTCATGAATATAACTTCGTCACATTCTCCACCCTTAATGATCATGACAGGTTCTCCACACTCTGTACCGGGTGTTTTATGTCGATCACACGCGAGTTTCGTTCTCGCGGTGATATCCATGTTCTGGCTGTACCCTATAAAAGTTCTATCCACATTTCCATTCTTATCTATGGATTCTACTGTAGCCTTTACAGAATATGCACCGTAATCCCACGCATTATTTGTATCAATGGGAGGTGGGGGGTGATCTAATACCGCACGTCGACGCACTATGCGTTTTTTTATATTTAGAATCGGAGAAATTAAACCGTTTACTGCCGCAAACATTTAATAATATGTATCCGAGATTTTTTAAATTACTTTTTATTGACCATACTTTTCCGTGATATATGATTTAATTTCTGAATTATTATCTCCGTGAAGTTGAACTAATATATCTCCTCCGTATTTAGCTACCATCTTATGACGGTTTCGCTCGTGTTGTTCGGCGACATCATCCTTATTTTGACCGAGATATGGAACTGCATAACCATTTTCACACATCCATTGGTTTACATTGGTCCAGTTATCATCTTCACAAATCCAGACTTCCGCGAGAACTCGTCCGTATTTATCCCTCGGGTCTGCTTCTGAACATCGAAGCTCTATGTCGATATCATCCTTTTCTGAAGCTACGGCTTTCATACACCATTCTTTGAGCACCTTTTTGGCCTGCTTACCAAAAACCTTTTCAATTTTATCCGAAGTTCTTGATTCGGGTGTGTCAATTCCCATGAGGCGAATGCGTTGTTTGGTACACACGTCAAAACCTAGGTCGATAGCTACGTCGATGGTATCCCCGTCGATGATACGACCAACGGAAGATACGCGGTATGTGAAGGGGCAACGTTCGGATTTATATGAAGACATATTGATTAATTAGTATACAAAACTTTAATTATATTACCTTTTGAGCCTCCTCATCATGATCACGATAGCAATGATAGTGACAATGCTTACCGCAGTTATACCAACAATGACTCCGGTAGACATACCTTCCTCCTCTACCACGTCTTCCTCCTCTACCACGTCTTCCTCTTCTACTATGGCTTCCTCTTCTTTAAGACTACCGATTGTGACTGGTGTTGGTTTGGGCCCGCGATACCCTCCCGTCGGCCAGCCGAAGGTGACCATCCGACCGATCCATGGCTCGTTGAAGTATCGCATCTTGACGTATTCGTACCTGTCTCGACTCTCCCCCGTGGACTCGTTGAACAGTGGGTTGCCCCCCTTGTACATCGTACCCTTTGGGTCGCCGTAACGGTTGAGACCCTTCTCTGTGAGCCATTTGTCCATCAGTTCTATATTGCGGTTACGTTGCCACTTAGCCTTAGATTCTTCGGTATCCTCGACCAGTGGATTTGTTGAGTAATACGGTGGCGGCGGCAAACCGGGTGTTGGTTTTCGTTCTTTATCTCCATCCTGACCGACATCGATGACGACCTTATTATCACCTATACCCTGTGCGACGTCTTTGGCCATGTTCTTTCTTATCCAGTTGGCCATGGTACTACTCCCCCGCCCGTACCCCCCGGGCCAGACCACGATATCCTTCGACCGCATCACTGGCTTGGGCCCCCATCTCTCAGGGAAACCTTTACGAACGTCGCCGGCGTAAGGAATATTTGCAAAATCCGGAGGTTTCGCGTGCATGTTCCGTGGGTAATCTTTCATTTATATTAGATAGTATTAAAAATCCGCGAGAACCTCCTTCAATTTTGATTACCGTAATGTTGCTTTCCTATGAGTTGTTTAGTGGATTTATGTAATATAGTTGCATTCGTGCATAGAACTTTAACAAGATCGATTTTTTGTTCTTCAGAGAGATGAGCAAAATGTTCTTTAACATCGGTTTGCGCTTTCAGAAGAAAGTCCAAAGCCGTGTCATAATCATCATCAATGATTTTTTCCCACGAAGCTTCGATGATATATTTTCCAGACATAACCAACTTAAAAAACTTGGTTTAGTATAAGATATGGTAGTGTGTGTATATTCTTGTAACGACGCGTACAAGTACAAATTGGCAAAAACGCGGGAAAATGTTTTGAACGGTTTATACGAAAAACCTTTGTTTGAAAAACCTAAAAAAAAGTTTGACAATCCCCGACTTAGGTTTAGATTCCGAGAAGCGATCAAGGAAGCACATGAAATTTGTGATTCGACAAAGAATTCGTATGAATGTGAGCTAGCATGGCACGAGGTTGACGAATTAGACGATGCCATGATGCGTCAAGGTCTTAAAGACTAGGATATAAATTTAGAAATGGATATAGAAAAGATAGTAGATGAAATTTTTACAACACTAGGTCCGGGGTACAGTGAACGAGTGTATCACACAGCTGTGGAGGTGATGTTACGAGAACTTCACATTCCGTACGAGTCGGAACGTAATATTCAAATACCGTTCAAAGGACATATCATCGGATACCTGCGAGCTGACATTATTATAGATAATTCTACAATTCTAGAGTTTAAAACGATAAAAACACTTAACGAAGCTGTTGAAATGCAAGGTTTAAATTACCTCAAACTCACAGGGTTGAAAACGGCGTACCTGATAAATTTTCCACCATTTCGTGGTGCTCGGGTGGGAGTTAAAAAAATTTGTATAGAAAACGATGATAAAGAAAAGATATCATAGTTTACCATGGAATCTACAATCTCAAAGCGCGGACCTCTAGTCGTGGAATATAACGGTCGATTATTCATAGAACACTGTTACATCATAACTGAAAAAAACATTGAAAACATGTTGGAAAAAATCAAAGATATACCGTACACACGATTAGAGCAAACTACCGAAACTTCTTTTGAAATAAAAATTTAATTACCAAGGAATATTTTGTGGATTAAATCTACATGAATTTTTTAAAAAAATTACAAAGTCATTTAAATCTTTTTCTGTTTGTACCACATTCAAAACTTGTTCTACAAACAGATTATACCTATGATGATTACCGTCATGTACCAACCTATTTTCACGTAATTCTAATTTATGTTTACCTAAATGTGTAGGCATGAGAATCAAATTATTACTTGAATTCATATCGTAATTAAATTTTTTAACGGTCGGATGCACCCTAAATTGTCTGGGAATCACGTGATGATCTTCCACCAAACCTCGGAGATTCCAACGTGTCTTGAAAAACTCCCTCGACACGGACCTGTATCTCATACTATACTAAATCATTTTTACATACATGATTGTGTATGTAAAAATGATCCCAACGGGGCTCGAACCCGCGACCTTGGCGTGCCTCATGTGAATACAATTTCACTCTGTATACTTAGTATAAGCACCACGCTCTAACCAACTGAGCTATAGGATCATGGGTCATACAATGTGATCGTAAAACGACCCTTACGTACAACCGTCGGCTCAATGAAGAGTCGAGCTATCTTATCCTTTCCTCGTGACGTACCTTTAAGTTCTTTTGTAGTTTTGTCCAATGTAGCTTCTGATCTAAAAACCTCAGTATTACTCGTATATTGTTCAACTCCATTCTTCGTGATCACCGTGATGTTATTCGGTGGTGATATCTGCGCACCTATAAAATCTGGATGCCTGTACATCCGTCTGAACATCACGCGCAAGATATATAACGCGGGTATTTTTATTGGGGAACGTCCTCGTTCAAAAAGGTGGTTGACGCTTCCGAATCAGCTGTATCTTCTTCATCCGCCGCTCCGGCTACGGAGCCGAAAGCGTTGTTTTGACCCCATATAGAGTAGTTTTGGGGAGGATTCCAGTCGGCCATCACCTCTTCACGAACCGACTGCCAATACAGAATCTCGTTGATTTTATCGATGTGGTGTTGGATTTGTTGCATGTAATTGTTCACGTTCATATTATATCGTAGGTATAAATTCCCACTTAAGAGTCGTGCAAATACGTTTCCAGATAACGTCTTGTTGGTGAAGCTTCTCTTTGGATTTTAGCAAAGGGAAGTATTGAAGGTAAGAATCTTCCGAGAGAAGTTCACAGAATTTATACAAAACGAAAGAGTAACTTAGGAAGTTTTTGCGTTCTGCCGGACAATTGTCGTCAAAAGGTTTTTGGATCTCTTTAAACATTAACCGTAATCTTTCTTCAATCTCTATAGGCATTTTTGGTGGTTTTATTCCACTCAGTATATTTGTGATAAAAGGTACGTGTTCGTAGTACTTATTAAGCTTAAGTTTCTTGAGAAGTGATCGGACGCGTGCGTGAGTAATTTCAGATAGTGACTTAATTTTTATCTTTTTAAACTCATTCCTCAGTTCTTGTAAAACTTCGGGGGGAATGGTCGTCATCTCTTGTGCTTGGAATTGTGATAGCCATTCGTTAAAGTGATTATCTCGTTTATACGAATAGTTAATAATTTTTTCAGAAGTTTCTTGTTCTTCTTTGTATGTCAGTTCTTCACTTAACAAAACATCCAGGACCATACCACACCCGTCGCACACCAAATCTGCAGAATCTCGTAAATGAAATAAATTACTCGTTTCACAGTTCGGACATCGATCTACCATTTTTTCAATCGGTCGATCTATGTTTATTTTTTCGACGTCGACAAGATAATCTACAAAAATATCCTTCTTACGCGCACCTGCTGTCTCCTTACAGTTGAATACGTTATTAGTATGTGTCTTTTGTATAGTTTCATCTGTATACTCTTTCATGTAAGGTAAACATTTTGATATGTAATGTGACATTTCGGTTTCGTATTCGGATTTATTTTCAGGATCATTCTCAATTTTCTCCATCCATTCATTTATTCGATTATTATACCGACTTAAAAAATTACCTTCCATTACAATAATGAATATTATACATAAGTTTTTAATTAACGTAATTTATTATTTTAAAGTGGTCACAAAAATTTTATCTAACAAACATGACTACAAAATTCAAACTAAGTGTATCGAATATTATGTTGATCACAACAAATCCAAAAAAACAGATGATCCGTTTTGGAAAAAGGAAATGAAGTATTCGACTAAGAAAAGTACAAATTATTATACGGACGTGGAAGCGGATTTCAACATCCCTAATCCCCCGGAATGTGTTATCCGTATGATAATTCGAGTTAAGTTCTGGTACGATAATAAAAGTTATAAGTATATCACGTACGATAATAATCACGCCTGGCCACCACGAAAACGAACCAATATGGTATTCAATTTACCACTGTCCTCGGCCGTTTTATTAGACGAGGGGGATAAACCTGTAAAAGATCTGTTATGTAAAATATCCCGGTACGCAGGACCTTTTAGTGACTTTTACAATGAAAAAATCGAAATAAAAGATATGTTTTGGTACGAAGATTCAACATACGAAAAGTTTCCCAAGATTAAGATAAAGAACATCGTAGGAATGACCAAGACTATCGACGTAAAAACTGGGTATATCAGTGATCTTCATCTACCTTAGTAGCTAAATAAAATTTAAGTTCACCCAAGTTTGCTACGTTATATTTCAATATCAAAAATCTATTCTGTTCCTCTTGCATTATTTGTACCGTCGCGCACATACTCGTCGCTTTCGTAAATATATTCATATATCTAAGAGAATATACACCCGTTAACTTGGAACATTCATCGTTGCATTCTATCGATGTTTCTTGATTAGCAAAGTCTCCGTGACACGTTAACGTGATATATTTCCCCTCCCGTGTAATCTGTATTTCACTTCCTATGTTCGACATATCTCTACAAATACGCTGAAAATCAACCGAAGGCATCGGTGTGGTGATCGTCATATTCGTTTCTGGAACTTCGATTTGATTTTCGTTGATATCCAATAGTTTAAGTGCGAACTTAGTACTGGTTTTCTTATTCTCGTTATGAATCTCGATATTCATATATTCTTTAGAGTTTATGCTTATGACGAGAACGTCGTTACTCGTTATAGTTTTTAACAACTTAAACATATTAGTAACGTTCACACCAGTTTCTATCTGTTGAGGGCAATCATATTCTTCGAAGTTTTCCGACGATAAATACATATCAACAAGGGATGATCGAGCTGTATCGAGTGTTACTATATATATACCATCGGGCTTAAAGTATATGTTGACATCGTTAAGAATATCTTTTAACACTTCAAATGTAGACTTAATAGCTGCGGCTTGCACCGTTACTAACTTCATACTCGATAAATTATTGTTTATTTCTTTATATCTGTATAAGCGTCCGATACAGTTTGATTAATTTTATCTTGAAGTTCTTTCGTCATGGGAGGTTGTAAAGTTCGACCGTAGTCTTCCAAACCAAACATATCCTGATTAGATTCTCCATCTAAAGTCGTCATCACACAATTACCGAAATCGCAAGATTCAAGTTCCTTAGCTGGCAGCAGGCTTTCGAGCCAATTTTTTATTTCATTTCCTACCAAAATTTTACCATTTTTTGTGAGCATTGTCGGGACTCTCGTAATCTTATTTTTGTACTGTGGAGGGATACCCATGACATTTATATTGTGGTACTGTACCAACCTCTTAAGTTGGGCATTACTGTTAACATATTCGATGATATCCAAACTATGATTACACTTTGGACTAAAAATCAACAATGACATGTTATATTTTTATCGGTTACTTTTTTTTTAAATTATTTACACAGTTTTTTTATAAGTTATATTAAATGATAGTAGTACTGTTACTGGTAGTAATCATATGTATCATAACCCTTTCATCCAGGAAAGAAAACTTCAACTGTTCTGGGTACAAAAAACCGGTTGGACCCGTCACCTTCGATGATGCTGGTATGGATATGAAAAAATACAAGGAACAAGAAGAAGCTATAGATATAACCCCCGATCTCATGGAAAAGATGATTTTGGCCACGAACAAATACATAAAAGAAAAGACTGACATGTGCACCTACATCATAGAAACTACACGAATAAAAAAATTTAAGAGTTTAACGAGTAGCCACGTGCTGTATAAATGTATGTTCATGGTAGCAAAACAGGAGGGTTTCTCTTTCGGTTTCTCGATAACAGCTGAAATAATCGTAAACGGTGATGATGTAATAGTACACGCCGTTCAGAGTAAACCGATAGATATAAATCCACCCACAAATGTATCACCCTATTTAAACGACGTTCCAGTCATGGAACACGTTCCTTTTAACGAGATTCGTAAAAGTGAGTTAGAATCCATTAAATATTAGTCGACGTTTAATGTAATGATAAGCGTCGATGAAATTTCGCGTATTAGGGAAAAGAGAACGCGATTCAGAAAGGAGTTATACACTAAAATATACGAACAAGTATCGCGTAAGATAAGAAATACCGTCGACGTTGGTGGAAATACTGTCGTGGTACTAATTCCAGCGTTTGTACTAGGATTTCCTAGTTTTGATAGATACAAAGCTACGTCGTATATCATACGACAACTCGGGATAGGGGGGTTTAACGTGGAGATACTCACAGATTTCTTACTTTCTATCTCGTGGGCAACTCGAAAAACTAGTGAACGTAAAAGAGAGGTCACACATGATGACACCGATTTCCCTACACTCATAAATTTGAAAAAAGCCGCGAACAGATACAGGGGAAATGCGGGAAACAGGAAATAATAAAAACAAGGAATATCGTATATGGATAACTTAAACATCTTAGTTGAAGCCAAGCGCGAATACTTAGAGCAACTGTCTATATTAATGTGTCCTCCCATGATCGATGTTTTCGTTGAAATGTACGATGAAGCACATAAACTTTCAAAAGGACGTAAGGTTTTACAAATGTTTCAAAAACTTCTCAAGGATGTCCCAGAATGGAATGAGACCATGGCTAAAGATCATACAGATAACATAGCCAATAGGTGTGCGTGGTTTAAGGATCTCGTCGCAGCTGTTTTTGTAAGTTCTGTAAAAATTTTATCCGCGGTAAGGCTTAACAAGGATAATAAGAAATTATCTGTAAAATTACCGACAAATGAAGTTTTTATTCATTCATGTTATAAAAATATCGCGAAAGATCTGTACAAAGATCCATACATTTTTACCGAAACCCAATCTGATCACAGTAGAAACGATAAACTATATGATCGTTTCAGTTACTGTATAGAAACAACCGTTAAAGAGTTGATACCCATTCAACAGATTTTGCAAACGTATATGACCACCACCGACGATATGATAGACCCCCAAGATACTGATCTCACTGAAGATAATGTGGATGAGTACGGAGGTGAAAATCAGGAGATGGGTGAAGATGTACCCATGGAAGGTCAAGGAGAAGAGCCTATGGGCGGAGAGCCTATGGGCGGAGAGCCTATGGGCGATGAGCCTATGGGCGAAGAGCCTATGGGCGAAGAGCCTATGGGTGGAGAGTCTATGGGTGGAGACTCGTTGGCACCGGAACAACCTCAACAAAGTAACCCTTTTCAAAACGAGTTCAGGACAATAAAATCTGGACGCCCCCAACCTCAAGCTCAGCCTCAACAGGGATACGAAAGTGAAGATCTTTTTCCAGACGCCCCCGACAATAGAATAAAAAAACCTATGTATTAATTATATAGACATGGACGAATACTTCCGAGATCCGGCTTCCGCCAGTCTTATAGCAGGTGCTATAACGGCTGGTTATATACATTCCAAAGCGAAACTTAATAATGAAGGTGACCTCGAAACGAGCGCGTACGCCAAACCAGCCGCTCTCGTTATGATTTTGGTTTATTTCATAGTTTCTAATGGTATAGGTCACCGTGAAGTTATATCTACAGATCCTTTTTGATTCGCTTAAAGAAATAATACACGTATAATACATAATATGACATCTGTTACCGCTTTCAACGACATGATGGGACAATTTCTCACCGAGCTTCATAAAACCTTCCCCGAGGAGAAGGGTGTTAAGAAGTACATCGCAGCTTTCGAAATGATGCGTTCTACTAACGGTAAGCTTATCGTTACGGGATTCATGGATAGTGTTTCTCCGCACATTGAAAAAGTTAATTCGAGAGACGAGTCGTTCTTCCTTGAAAACGCTAATGATATGGAATTTCTTAAGGACGTGAACCTTAAAAATCTTTGGCCAAAGGCTTCCGAGGGTACTCGTAATGCCATTTGGCAATACATTCAGACCCTGTTTATGTTAGGCACTACAATCACGTCAATCCCACCCGAAACGCTCAGCATGATCGAGAATGTCGCTAAGCAGTGTGCGGATAAGATGGAAAATGATGGTGATGAACTCGATGAGACTCAGCTCATGAAGTCCATGCAGGGTCTCCTTGGTGGAATGTTGAAAAAATAAAAGTTTTATATATTAAATGGTATCCTTGTTTAACGATCCGAAACAATTAATTAGGGAGGATAAAATTTTAGACTTTTGGCCTACAAAAAACCAGATGTCAGCAGAACGTATAAACTCTACTGCGCGATTCATAGTTTATGCGACATGCATAGTTTATCTGATTCGCAGGGATCAGAGAATCTTAATACTCGGTCTCACTGGTTTGAGTGTTTTATACGTAATGGAAAAGAGTAACATGATAAAGGAACTTTACGTAACAGATTCTACAGGAGATACCATGTGTCAATTACCCACAAAAGATAACCCCATGGGAAATCTTCTTATGTCAGATTACACCGATAATCCTGGTAGATTACCAGCGTGTGATTATACCACAGTAAAAGATAGAGTCGATAAAAAGATGTTAGATAAAATACCGTACGGTCCCCAAAAATCCAGATCCCCGTGGCCAGAACAGCAACGAAACGCCCTCGCGCGACAATTTGTCACCACACCCGTTACAGATATACCAGGTGACCAAACCGCCTTCGCCGAGTGGTTGTACGGTGCGAGGCAGGGTCCTTTGTGTCGCACGGATAGTAGATATTGTGACCCCGACGCCCGAGGTGTTCAATTAGAAGCCTTTGGTGGATTACAGCCTAACGGTGATAAGCGTAGTGGTATGACTAGGGGATCTTCGTATCCTTGATGACTTAGATAATATTCTCATGTAATAGTAAAATGGCCTACCAACTCCAACCAGGAATGAAAATCGTAGAAAATCCAGTGAAGCCTCCTGTTTGTGCGACTGAAGAAGTGTTTGTCTATCCCCAGCCCAGCACATTAAATTATGGTTCCAGCCGCCCAAATACAATGCTTTATGGCACCTCCCCCTACATGGCGGGTAAAGGAGCCCCCGCTCAGTACATCGAAACGAGTGATCGTTTGCGACCCCAATCGACGAGTCAATTCAATAAGATTCTGGCTCGTACATACGAACAAAACCTATTCCCTCTCCAAGATGTACACTGCAAACTCCCCCTTGAAACTCAGAAGTACGAACCCACGAGTACGCGTGCGGAAGTTCAGAACAGTGTGTTTAGTCGAAGATACCTTCAATAAAAATCTCACCAAAAAGTAAGAATGGCTGATCCCGTTTCCATAGCTGCTATAGCCGGTTTGGCATATTTAGGAAAACGTTTCAGTGACAAGAAAGAATCTGATATCAGAATCCAAAACGAAATGGAAGAGGATACTGAAATTTTCACCCCAGAAGTCCCCAACGAAATACCATTGGATGATAGTCTCGACAGAATACCCCAGAGGAAATTAGAAACAAGTAACTTTTCGGATATTGTACCCCAATCACGATCGAGTGGTGGCGAACTCCTCGAAATGCGAAACCGTATGTTTGACAATGGCCGAATGAATAATCTTTCTCCTATCGAAAAACAACTCGTAGGTCCAGGTTTAGGTGTGGGGCCCGAAGTTCCCGCATACGGTGGGCAGCATCAACTTTTCCGTGTAAACCCCGAAAATGTCGGAGCGTATCGTCTCACAACTTTACCTGGTCGAAGTGGTCCCGCTTTCGATATAAGTGGTGGTCGCCGTGGTCAATCTGGAGATGTCGCTCAGAACAGGCCTGAAAAAACCGCTTACTTATTCGAGCGTCGCCCCGTGCAGGCGGGTAGGGCTCAGGGTATGACTGGTGTAACTGTACGATCCGAACATGAACAAACAAAACGTTTAACCAATAGGTCGCAGACCGGTGCCCGAACGGATAATTTGGGATTTAACGGAGCTAAGCGTATAATATCTGGTACCACGCTCGCACAAGACCCAACCCGTAACAAGAAGGATGGTAATACGGAGCAATACGGATACAATAACAACCCCGCACCCAGTATTCATAAGTTTGCTCATGGTTACGTGAATTCTCCCGCTACTAAGATTGGTGAAAAGCGTACATACGGTTCTGGGTATACCGCCGACGAGCTATTTGCACACGGATTCCGCCCCGATGATCGTCGTGGTAAAGCGAATCGTATGGGTAATGCTGGAAGAATGAATGTGCGCGCCGGCCCCCTTAATCAGGGTGGTATGCCAACAGCAGCCAGGACTGATCAAACGCGAATCGATGGTCGTGTTAACTCAGCCGATGGTGCATGGACACAGCAGTACACCAATAACGCCTACCATAATTTCAACGCATTCAAGGGTCAATACAACCCCAACGCGAGCAACTCCAGTCTCGGTATAGCGAAAAAGCAACTCAGTACCAACCCCGTCACACAGAATTACTTTTAATTAGCAAAAATTGTAGAATAACACCCATTAAAATATTATCCATATATTTTAATGAGCGTATACACGTTAGATATAGATAGTAGTGAACGAGATCCCACATCGTACCCGAATCCAGGAGACTATGTTGTCGAATTACGCCACCCGATTTATGATGTAAAAAAATTATCGATAGTTTCTGCTCGTATCCATGCGAGTCAATTGCTTATTAATGATAATAACAACACGTTTTCAGTTAACGGGACAACTATATCGTTACCTAACGAAAATTATAGCGGAAATGAACTGGCGACCGAACTATTATCTAAATTTCAGGCTGCCAACATCAACCCGGTTGGTTCGGTACCTATTTCAAGTGTAACGTACGATAAGAGTAAAAACGATTTAACATTTGGGGGTACGGGTGCATTTACATTTGAGTTTTATGGTGGAGAAAATGGATATCACGCAGACGTCGCTGTAGACGGAAAAACGACACCACACGATATATTAGGTCTCCCCGCGAGTAACGTAACATCCACGAATAACACTCTCACCACCGGAAGTATCAATTTACAGGGTCCGGATGCACTCATCATAAAAATCAGTAACGGCGCCGACGAGTTGACTAAAACTGTATATTCCGATACACCCTTTTACACAGGAAGAATCCTTATGTGTGGAGACGTTATTAACTATTCGGGTGTGGATGATGCTGTAGAGCATAATTTTGACACGGGGGCACAAAACATATCAAAATTACGTGTACAGTTCTTTTACAGTAGTAACAACCGTTTAATTCCATATGATTTTAGAAACGCGAATCATATATTGAAACTAAACATAGAATGTAGTACAGATAAACTACAGAATGTACCTAAGGTTGATAAGAAGTTTGAATTACCGCCACCAATTCGTATACCCAGTATTGAGGATCCGAATAGATGGAATGGAATGGTATATATTTTTGCTATAATCGTTGCGGGTATATTCTTTATATTCGTCGCTAAACCCAAAAAAGTTAGCGAGTGACAGCGTACGTGGGGGCACTGGGCTTCCTGACGCGGGTGGAAAGCCTGGAGATGACCATGTAAACGACAACGGAGAGGAGGGTGGTGAAGAGCGCGGTGAGCGCGTAGTTCATACCACCGTTCTTCTGGACGCGGACGACCTGATGGATGGACCATCGAACGACATCCATCCAAGAGAGGGCGGCGGCGAAGGAGAAGCCGGCCACGACGGCGTTAAGAGACTGGGTCTCGAGCTCGCGGGAAATAGCTAAAAGCATATCGGCGGGTACTGGGGAAGACATTTTATAATATATCGAGATTTTATTCTGGAAGAAGATCTTCTACAAACGCTAATTTTTTATACTGCGTTTTTTCATAACCTTTGATATTTTTATCCTCTTCTGTGTCAGTGCTAGACCCAGAATCCGTATCGGAATCAGAACTTTCATCTCTGATTTTAAAAGATTTTATCTTTTTATTAGAATTCTTCCATCCCCGCGGAGGAGATGTGTTCATTACTATCAATAGCATTTTTTATCATTTTTTCTGACGGATTGGTTGGTTCCCAACTTTCCCATGCGTCATACGCGTCGTTTATAGACTTAAATATTTCAACGTCTCCTGAGTAAGGTTCGAAAGGTGGTTCATCTTCTTCATTAACCGTTTCGATTTCTTCTTCGTCAGATTCTTCTTCCTCGTAAATTTCTGGAAAGTACGACCCAATTTGTTTACCGACTGTGTTCATTGCACAGTATTTCATACAATATTCCATATCCTTGGAGAGTATAACATCTCGTCCACACGCTTTCGCGTATTGTCCTGATAACACGACCGCATTTTCAAAAACTGGTGTTACAATATCAATTGCCGATTTCGCCACTGTTGAAGAGAAGTCGTGCGCTTCCATCTGCGAACTGTAATATGTTATTACTGAGCGCATAAACTCTAAGCTCTCTTTCGTACGTCGTATCATTATTCAATTTTAAGGTTACGTGCTGATCTTTGATCAAACTGAAATTTTTTTGACCCGTAGGATACCATTTTTCGGGTTCAAGCGCAAAACTATATGAATAAAATCTCCTGAATAATTGTGTCCTGGAATGGTGTATTCCACTCTGAACCGCGCGCAAATTGATGACGTCACCTGATTGCTCATCTAATATGACTTCCCTGTCGAGTTCCATCTCTAGAGTGACCAAATTTTCGTAGTTGATATATTTCTTATTTGATCCACTGGAAGGATATATCTGTGAAGAATGATCATAATTAAACGGTGTTATATCTTCACCTTTTCTGGCGATCACAAAATATAACTCTTTCACCGGATTTATAAACTCCATCCTAAATTTCGTAGAATCGTATCCATCCTGCGCCGATACAGGTATTTGAAATGAAGCACTCTGAAGCTGTGTGATTATATAATCTGTTTTAACAGCTTCGAGTTTACCTTTTTCGGGATCATTGAGTTGGACCATTTCGGTATACAAAGAAACATCGTTTATGGTAGCTTTAGACGGGTCAAAATATGGTTCGACTATGTTTATTGTACCACCCATCCCCACATGACTAGAATTATTACAATAGTAGTAGATCGTATCAGGTGCATTATCTGGGACAACGTATGTTATCACAGAAGCATTATCCGTAACACCATCACTCGCACCCAATATAGAACCACTATCAACGAATCCTAGTGCTGTTCGACCATCTGCTATTTTGGATAGTTTAAACGGATGTCCCGCCGAAGAATAATCAAATATATACGTATTACCCCGTTGAAGTGTGAGTGTGGGTTGAGGAGCGGTGTTTATATCAAACGCATTATTTGATACCGTAACGTTAAACGTCGTGTTATCACTAGATCTTGTCGTTGTATTTGTCGTAGAATACCATTTGTATAAACAGTCTTTCTTCTCACTCAACTTAATTTCTATTTCACATTCCTGTTGTTTTAAGGCACACAAAGGTAACGCCAATTCCATATTATTATGAAAATAAAACGGAATATCTACGATAAATTTTTGAGATGTAGTGGCTTTACCCAAATATCCGTCGATGGATGGATCGCTAACCGCTTTACCAGAACTCTCTTCGGGTGATTTACCTATGAGTTTTGATAAATTATTTTGTTTCGTTTGAGTCAAATACTGTTCCGAATAAATCTGTAACCAATCTCGTGGCACTCTTTGAATTAATTGACCGCCTATGATTAAATCAACATATTCTATGATAGCGTGTCCTATGGATTCGTTGTATTTTTGGTACACGCCGTCATGTAAAAGATCCGATAACTCAATATGTAAACGCACACCCTTTATGAGATCCCCGCAATTTATGGGAATAGTACACTTTAACGTACTTTCATAGTCTTGTTTACCGTGAAGTTCGTGCTTTACATCAAACATAGCAAAATTAGAGTGTTTCCTGAAACTTCTTAAGAAATGGGAATAGTCTGGGTTATCCGTAAAAAAGGCATCCTGTGATCCTTTTGTTGCAAGCTGAACACGACCAGCCATTACTAATATTATACGTTAAAATTTTAAACCAACTAAACCGCTGGCCACGTGAAGAACATTGTAATTTAATGCGTATACTGAAACATCTATGTCACGTGTAGTTGATGTTTCTTCCAATTCTATATCAATTTTCTTGTGTATTATACGACTCATGTTTAATTGCCCGGATGGATAGTGTTGTTCTGGTTTTAAAGAGAATGAATATGAATAAAACTCAAACGCAGGATCTGGGCATCCTGTATGGTGTCGAAGAGACTGTTCATACGCCAGATATTGCCCACTTTGATCGAAAATAGTTTCACCGTTACATGCGAATTTTACATTTTTTATTAATCTGTGATCGGAACGTTTACCTGGTAAAAGTGTCGTGAATTCTTGGTCGGATGATGATATGTTAAGTAGACGATCTTCAGTACCTCCCGAAGTGCCCGACAGCGAGTACACGCGCACGTGGCCGGCGTTTTGGCCGCCGCCGTCGCCGTCGTTGCCACGTGCACCTATAGCCACCCGTGTTCCGTCTGAGGACATCGATACTGAGTACCCAAACTCGTCGTAGTCCGCCTCACCATTGGTGTCGGCACCCACCTGAGTCCACGTCCCGCTGCTCTCGACGTACACGCGCACGTGGCCGGCGCGCGCTGCACCCCACGTATCCCCCGGCGCACCGATCGCCACGCGCGTGCCGTCAGAGGACATAGATACCGAATGACCGAAGAAGTCACCCGCAGCATCGCCATCGATGTCTAAACCTACTTTATTCCACTGAGTTCCGTTCCAATCGTACACGCGCACGTGGCCGGAGTTGGATCCAGCGGCGGAATCGTTATAAGGTGCGCCTATAGCCACGCGCGTGCCGTCCGAGGACATCGATACTGACTGTCCGAAGTAGTCACCCGCAGCATCGCCATCGATGTCGTTACCCACCTGACTCCAAGATACATTGTCCCATTCATACACGCGCACGTGGCCGGAGTCGGATCCAGCGGCGGAATCGTTATAAGGTGCGCCTATAGCCACGCGCGTACCATCTGGGGACATCGATACTGAGTACCCGGACTGGTCACCCGCAGCCTCGCCGTCGATGTCTAAGCCCATCTGGGTCCACAGAGAAGTTCCACTGTTCCAATCATACACACGAACGTGGCCGGAGTTAGAGCCATTTCCGTCGTTCTGTTTGGCGCCGATCGCCACGCGCGTGCCGTCCGAGGACATGGATACCGAATACCCGGAGTAGTCATACGCAGCCTCACCGTCGATGTCGTTACCCACCTGACTCCAAGATACATTGTCCCATTCATACACGCGCACATGGCCGTCGTTGGTGGCGGTGCCGTCGTTAGATATAGCACCTATAGCTACGCGCGTGCCGTCCGCAGACATAGATACCGAGTGCCCGGAGTTGTCGCCCGCAGCCTCACCGTCGATATCTTGGCCCACCTGGGTCCACAGAGAAGTTCCACTGTTCCAATCATACACACGAACGTGGCCGGAGGTAGAGCCGCTACCGGTGTTAGATATAGAACCTATAGCTACGCGCGTACCGTCAGAGGACATGGAAACCGAGTGCCCGGATTTGTCTTTATCGGCCTCGCCGTCGATATCTTGGCCCAATTGTGAAATTGTGTACGTAGATTCGGTGACGTTGGTTATACCAGTTTTTTCCTTCGCTGAGAAGAATAACTCTTTAACGGGGTGCTTAAATTTCAAAAGAGCTGATTTTTTTGATTCGTTTGGCTTATACACCAATTTAGACATTTGTAACTGTGATATTATGTATTCCATCGGACGTGTGAGTAAAAAGTTTCTTTCTTCTTCAGCGACGAAATAGAAATCAGTAATGAGTGAAACGTTGTCGATAGATCCTTCGGTTGTTTTATCTCTCGTAGTCACCGACCCATCTATGGTATATTTGAAAGTTACATCATCATTTACGTCTTTGAACGTGACACGTACTTCAACGAGTTGTTTGGTGATTGCACAGACGGGTACTGCCAAGCTAGGATTTCTAAAAAAGTAAAATGGGATATTTACGTAAAATGTGTTATATGAATCCGATACTTGCAGATGTTCACCGTGTCCAGATAAGAAATAAAGAGATTGGTTTACATCATCTTTATTGTTATGTAACTGATTATACATATAGATATAATCACCTGTGAGACGCTCTATAATTTGCCCTCCAATTACGAGGTCGACGTATTTTATGATACTCAGGGCTGCTGGAGTGTTGTATCTATATTTTTCAGTAGATGTGTCAGTCGATAATTTACCCAATTTAATTTTCAACATCGTACTACGTATGAGATCCCCTATGTTTTGTGGAATTCTACATTCAACAGAGCTTGAGAAATCACATTTACCGTCGAACGGCATTTCAACGGCTTCTGTAGAAAACCGTGTATGTCTCTTGTAGTTCATGACGAAATACGAAAATTGTGGCTCTCCAGTAAGCCATTGATCTTGGATACCGGTGACGGCGAGTCTAATACGACCTGCCATTCCTAATACATGTGAGTAAAATTTTATGAAATAAAACGGGGCGGTATTATAGATGGATTTACGTTTACGTAAATTTAACCCAAGAGTTATGTCAGACGACAGGGTATGTGTATTCATAGGAAAACGTAATACAGGTAAATCAACATTAGTTACGGACATTCTATTTCATAAGAAGCATTTACCGGCTGGTATTGTATTGTCTGCGACAGAAGAAGGTAATCATTACTACCAACAGTATATTCCCGATCTCTTTATATACGGCGACTATGACAGAGAAGCTATAGAGCGTGTAATGGACAGGCAAAGAAAACTCGTTGGTGCTGGAAAACAAAATTGTGGAGCATTCCTCTTATTAGACGATTGCATGTACGACAATAAATTCATGCGCGACACATGCATCAGGCAATGTTTTATGAATGGCCGGCACTGGAAAATTTTTTTCATGTTGACGATGCAGTATTGTATGGATCTTCCACCAGCACTACGAGCTAACGTGGATTATGTGTTTATTCTCAGGGAGAACATCATTCAGAATCGAGAGAAGCTTTACAAATCCTTTTTTGGTATTTTCCCGACGTTCGACATGTTTAACAAAGTCATGGATGCTTGTACCGAGAATTATGAATGTATTGTTTTGGATAACACCAGTAAGAGTAACAAGATAGAAGACTGTGTATTTTGGTATAAAGCTACGATTCGGAAAAATTTTAAGGTCGGAGCCCCAGAATACTGGCAAGCGCACAAAAAGATGATCACCACAAAAAAGAATGGATCAAGGATAGATACAAGTAAAATAAAGGGTAGATCGACTGCTATTAAGATCACCAAGACCAAGTAATCGCGCAAAGAATTAATTCAAAAAAACTTTCGTAAATGTAAATGTCAGCGGACATTCCAACGTTTAATCTTTCCGATTCGGGTGATGGCATGGTACCACTTAATAATAATAACCAGACGACGTCGTTCGTGCCAAAAATGCCAGAAAAAAATGTAGGAGAAAATAAAGATATGATGGATTCCACACCTATTGCCGATATTATGGGTCAACCGCAAGACATGATGGAACCACCATCTCTTTCTGTAGACCCCCGCATGATTCAACAACAGGTTATGGTACCTCCCCCTCCCACGACTACCATGTCCGTTTCCGGGGCGGAGACTAAGGAAAAGAAGGGAAAGAAGAACCCGTTTGATTTAACTGATGAGCAATTACACGCGGTGTTAGTTGCCGCTTGTACCGCCGCTGCTATTAGCAAACCTGTTCAGGAAAAGTTAGCTAGTACTATTCCACAGTTTCTTAATACGCAGGGAAATCGCAGTCTCGTAGGCTTAGCCTCGACCGGCGCTGTTGCGGCTATTATTTTCTTTATCGTAAACCGATATTTCTAAAATCGCACTCTCGCGAGTACATCACCACCCTGTGCCAAATATACTAACACAAGTGCAACTGCCATACTGACCATGATTATCGTGGTCGCTATGGCCGTTTCCTGCGGATCTTTACCGAATTCCTTAAGATACCGCTTTAACCTTTTCCACTTTATACCCTCCGTGAGCATAATAATAAATAACCCAGCAGCAGCAGCAGTTATAACCGCCGTTCCACTCGAGACACTCAAGAATATGCTATGATTACCCAGGTACCAAATAAGTAACGGTAAAATTACCGTGAGTAAAACACCGTTAAGCCAGTACGCGAATTCAAGACGAATAATGGCTATACCGAATAAAAGTAAAAACCAAGATACCAACGATACGACCAGTCTGGAGGCCGATACAGTAGAAGAGGGGTCTATATCCATTTATATAAATAAATATTATTTATCTGATACATGTTTACCACAAAAAGGACTTTCCTCTGGAATAGATTTATAAACGCCGAGAGTAATAGAAATTGTTTTTAGGGTGTCAAATTTTTTCCAATATTCTTCGCTGTGCGTATATTCGTCTACAACGCAATGTGCTAATTCGTGGAGTAATACATGGAATATCTCGTTTACGTCACCATCTATACATATACCTATCTCCTGTCCCTTGTTAACATTGTATCCAACGGAAGACGACATTCTTTCGTACGCGATTAAAGGTATTTCGTGATATATATCTTCAAAATCGCGATTATCCGTCTCGATTAAATATTCCCTCAGTGTTTTATATTTCTCCCTGACTTCTACCAATTTTTGGTTTGGTTTTAAATTTGAATACATCAAATAATTAAGTATGAGTAGTACGACCAGAACTATCATTTCTATATACGAAGATAAATTTACTATACAACTCTGTTATTGGATTTCCTGATAATCCTTCCCATTTTTCCATACTGAATCCGATATTTTCGAGTTGTGTGATCAATAAATCTTTGTGTGCCAGAGGTTCTGATTTAGGTCCGTCAGCGTAATACGGTGTGTCTGATAAATGTACGAACAACTTTTCACCGAAGTTTCCACAGCTCGTCTCTTTTAGTTTAAAAAAATTACCCATGTCATCTGTCATCGGTGTCTTGAATATCAATTTTTCTGAATCTGGGATGATCCCGATAAATCGTCCACCAGGTTTTAACCGCCTTTTTACAGCTTGTAAACTGTTCATAAACATGTCGCGATCTTCGAATATATAGTGTAAGGCAAAATTATAGCACACGATATCATATTTTCTATTTGGACATGAGTGTATATCCCCGTGGTAAAAATTGACTCGTATCTTCATATTTTTCGCACGACTTTTAGCTTCGTTTAATGCATTTTCATTCGGTTCACACATGTTTATATTTGCCCCTACCTTTTTCCATTTTTGAAGATCACCCCCGAACCCACACCCTACATCGAGTATACTATCACCCTTTTGAGTAACAAGTTCTATGAGGGCTCGTTTCTCGTCGTTGTGTAGACGACGAATCTCTTCCATGGTTGATAATATTACGATATCTTTAAACATCTTAGGTTAGAAAAACAGTTTAAAGCCTAGAGTACAGTAATAAGTACAAATGAGTCTCGAACAAGATTACACTACCGTTCCCGGTCAGTTGTTTGCGTGCCTGTCCGTAGTTGGACCAGAGGCTCCCCAGAAGAATGATAAGTTTGGTATTAAGATTCGCGGTGCGTTTTCTACCCGGGACGAAGCCGCTTCACACGCGAAGAGGTTGCAAACGGAAGACTCCACGTTTGATATTTATGTAGTGGATATGTACAAGTGGCTCCTCATCCCACCCGACCCTTCAAAGATTGAAGATGCTCATTACACGAACGATAAACTGGAAGAGTTGATGACTGGATACAGGGATAACCAGGCTCAGGCTGCGAAGATGTTTAGTGAGCGTAAGCGTGACATGGTTGAGTCGTCGAATTACCATAAACCCGGAGATGAAAACTCTAGGTTCTATAATAAGCCTGACGAGCCACCAGTTAGCCACCCAGCGGATGTACTCGAGCGACTTCAAAAGGAAGAGCCTGATACTCCCATGGAGGAACTGGTCAAGAAGGCTGACAAGATTGTGGCCGACGAGATTGTCGAGAGACAAAAGAAACGTCTAGATGATACCCCCTCAACTATTGAGGAAGAGTCTTCCGAGGAAAAATAAAAATAAAAACTAGTTTGGAATTTTTTAAAAAAATTATAAAGAAAAAAATAAAAAAAACATTTGGAATTTTTTAAAAAAATTTGTAAAGAGTTTTCTTATTAAAAAAATATTCTCTTTTAATAAGAAAATGTATGCTTCTATTCCAAGTTTGACATTACTGTTTTTAGCGTGTATATTTTTACTCGTGGTATATGTATACATCAACCCAGATGTAAAGTTTTATACCAAGGTGGATGAGATCGTGACAACCGCGAGCGACGTGATGAAAAGTAATTTGTATGATCCTTATTATAAGAGTACGGGTAGATACTCGTATAACGAGAAGGTTGAAGGGTCTGTGGGAAATTTTGATGGATACTCATCCGGGGCGAAGGATGACTGGTTGCATCGTCTTTCCCATGAAGAAACCTAATATAAATGATACAAAAATTATGATATACGCATTCTTATCTAAATTAGACAAGAAATCATTCTTTTCCATCTGTGGTTGCATCATAGGAGGTGGCTGCATCATCATAGATGGATGAGGAAGGTAATACGGAGCTTCCATTTCCTCGTTATGTATCGGATCTTCTTTAGTTGGAAGTTCCGGGCTATATTCAATGGGGTTGCCAAGTTCTGTTTCCATATGTAATATAATTACTTATCTTTTTAAGCCGAATATTCCTCATCACTCTCAACATAACTCTCATCTTCGCTAACTTCATCGTCATCGACTACGAACCCTTTTAGATTACCTTGCTCATCCGCGTCAATTTCGTCATCCGATTCGCTCTCATCATCGGTTTCGCATATGTCTTCCCCATCCGTTTCACAAAAATCTTCGTCTGATTCATCGTTATAATCATCTTCTGGTACCTCTGTAGGCTCTAAACGATTCGGTTGTTTAGATACTCTTCCTGAACGAGTTTTGACTGTGGTCATATGTAAGAATTATTAAAAGATATCTTTTAAGCATATTTAGGTACAAAACGTAAGTTTTGATTGTTTGCTTCTCTTTTAAACCTTTTTTCAAACTCTAATAGTATTTTCTCGTTCAGAACAGTTATTTCGTCCTGAATATCCGGATCTATGGGAATAACATAAAGAGCTATTTCGTTAAAGTGATCCAAAGCTTTTAAAACGTGATCGTAAGCTATGTATACGTCTTTAACATTATCTTTTGCGAATTGTATGTTCGTGATAAAATCTGTGTATAGTTCTGGGTTTATACCCGAATAGATTTCAGTCTCTTTTATGAGATCATCTATTATATCTTTTTTGGTTTCTACCGTGATTGTATTTGAAAATATGAGAAACAAAACTATGATAAAAAGTATGACATACATCTCTTATAATACTCTTTTTATTTTATCTAAGAGATTATGAGATCGCGTTTTACATGCGCATAACTGCTCTAACACTGAATTTTGCTTTATTCTAAACTGTAAATTATCTTTATTACACGTCTGACAATGTGCGTTTGTGTTGATGATATACATTTTTTTCATTTTTTTTGTAACGGACAAAACTTTTGTAGTATTTTTTGTGACGTATTTACATATAAAACCGGTGAGCATATCAACCAAACTTTCTGAACTGGGTTTAACTTCTTTTGGAACGGGTTGACAAAACATGTGCGGTTTGTATCCATCTGGATACATGGCTTTATAAATTTTATCCGGTAACATGTGTCTACGCCCACCAAAATTTTTACAAAACCCATATTTTCTTCCTTTCATCGTTTCACACGTACAAAAACATTTTTGGTTGATCGCGTCACCCTCTATCAAAAACCATACGTGATTTGATGCATGTGAACGACTTAGATTTTCACAATACTTTGATGTAGAAGATACTAGGTATGATGTATCTTTTTTGAAGACTTTAACAATTTCTGCGCTCTGTTGACCCACTAGATGTTTTTGAATAAAAGTTTCAATCTGTGCTATCGTCTCGTAATTTGTATAGGTATCTCGTGTATCTTGAATATTAAAAGATCCTTCTTCTCTCACAGACCCTTCAATCACGGCGTGATTCTTATTTTCTGTGCGCAAAGTCGCCATATGCAATAGTTCAACGGAGGGTTCTTTGTCAAATATATACTCGAGTGATTTCGTTTTATGCGAATATACGATGACCGGTTTATATGGACCCTGTGTTACCTTTCCATTCTCACACAGTGCACAACCTCTCCCGTCACATGCGTCATGTTTTGCCTTCTTATGTGACCATGGCATACGAAATCCACTTCCCTTCGTTTTACGTTTTCCATTCCCGTACACCGCGGTGTCCACGATATCACCCCATGGTCGATTGGGGAATAAAATATCTAACGCGGATACGATATGTGAGTGGAGAGCCATCGCCGATCCATGGTCAACGACAAAATCCGACCAATTAATATGTATACCGTGTTTGATTTTATCCCCCACAGATTTGGGTTCCGCGACGGAAATGAGCGCGTCCTTTCCTCCAAAAAACGCAACACGATCACATATAGATCTTGATACTTCTTTTAAGTGGTCGAATGTTAACTCCTCGTCCACCTTATAATCGATATCTACGAAAAAGTTATACGTATCAGTCTTTTGTTCGACGACGTATATCTTTTCACCGTTATTTATGCATTTAATACACATTTCATAAAAGTCATTCAATTTATCAAACGGGACAGATAGTATTCCACCATCCATTAAGACGTGTGATAGATTGGATCCATTGCAAAATCCTTGGCGCTTACACCAAGACTTAAACATACTTACAGTATCCTACACTTATTTTTTTAATCTTCTTCTTCGTGCCATATCGAACGACGATACGAAACATCTATAAATTCTTCATCTTCATTCATCAATTGTTTTTTAAACACTAAAAGTTCGTATACGGTTTTTTCTTTGAGTTCTTCCGTGTACCTCTCAGCCTTTTCTCGTGTATACGATTTATGATCGATGAGAATATCCTTAATCTGCATGAGAATATAACTCTTGGACTTCATTATTTAATAGCAAATGATTTTCTATTGGGGGAAGTCACGCAGGCGTAAAATTCTGGATTTTTTAGGACGTATTTTATGATTCGTTCCCATCTCCTTCTGGAATTAAATTCCGGCAAGGTATCGAAACTCATGTAATCGTTTTCATCGTACGTCCTTTTCATATGAATTTTTTTAGTGTACATTTTATATTTTTCTTCATTAAATTTTTTGACCAAATCGGTTTGATCGTGTCGAGAATAATTAACGAAAAAGACAAAAACAGTGTATTCCAAGTCAATCGTAGGACTTTCTTTAACTGTAAATGAAAATGACGTATATTCTCCTCTTTTTAAAGAAACTACACCCCTTGTTTCTTCTTCTAATTCTCTTAAAGCGGTTCGAAGTGGATTATTGATTTCTCTACGTCTACACCCACCGGTGACGAAAATCCATTCCTTAAATCTTTTATCTCTGACTGTTAAAAATCTTGGTACGTCTCCGTTATATATTACGGGTATAGCGATGGCCTTATGTTTCTTCATTGCTCATCGCACTCTACAATCTCCTGACAAGATTATTCCGAGGATTCTTCCTCAGTGATGACGGGTGCTGGTTTTTCGGTCTTCTCCTCTACTACGGGGATGGGGACCACCTTCTTAACTTCCACGGGAATCTTCGAGGCCCAAGGTGCGGGTCGGGGACGCTCCAAAGAAACCATGGGTTTCTGCTTATCGGCGAGTGCCTCCCTGAATTCTTCAATACTTTCATTCGTTTTCTTATGTTGGCTGTACATGTACACGGTGGCGAAAACGCAGATGGCGACGGCGACGAGAACTGCGGTATCACGGTCAAATGCAAACATTATGTAAAATTTACAAATGTTATTTTTAAGTAGATATTATTGCACCCATATTTGTTTTATCGTTACTGGGGCATTCGTATCCTTGTTGAGCGAATTGTATTTCGTTAAAGTGACCATGTTTACACGGTGCATTTTCTTTCTTCTCTTCTGGAGAATTAGGTATGTATTTATTGAGCGTTCCGGATTTAGGATCGTAGGTGATCATAAAAACGAAAAATGCGAGAAATAGAAAAAACCACATTTATTATTATACGGGATTTAATTAGAGTACATTAAACCGCCCATCCCTGATTCTATCCTCATGATGTTATAGTTAACGGCATATATGTCGTCGGTATGAGAAGCAGTCTCACTGACAAGGCGGGCTGAGTCAACGCGGCTAAAATTTAAGCTGCCTGTAGGTTGAAGCTTTCCAGTCTCAAAGCAAAAGGGGTAGATGAAACGTTTCTTGTTGTCTCCACTCGCGGCAGCGGCAGAAGCGCAAGTGTGGTAGTACTCAGAAACGGCTGTGTAGTGAGGATCAGTGTACTTGAAGTCAGTAACATCGGTACCGTTAATCTGGAGCTTAATCTTATTATTGTTGGCGGCGATCGCTAAATTCGAACCATCGGCCGCAGCTAAATACTTAACTGGGTGGTTTAGGTTGAGTTCCTGGATAGTAGAATTGGAAGCGACAGACTTTTGGGTCTGGGTGATGAGCATGTTTTGGGGTGCGGCAGCGAGGGAAGAGCGTTCATCGGTATCGAGGTAGATGAAATGCGCGTAGCATTCCCAAGCACCGGCGAGAGAACCACCCCACGTAACTCGAATTTCTACGTCGTGATACTGTAATGCAACCAATGGAATGGCGGATTGCCAGTTCTCGCAGAAGCTGAAACGTAAAGGGTAGAAACGAGATTCCGCGGCTTCGCCGTAACCGGAAATAGACTTAGTTAAGTTCTGGGCCATAACAGTGGGCGCGACGAACTGAGAAAAGTTCGCATCTTGGGTATCAATAACCTGACCTCCCACTAACCATTCTACCTTGGCAACCTGACCGAGCCACTGGAGGGGCTCGTAAATGGCCGTACCGCTACGGGGGGCGAGATAGACAAATCCGAGGAGATCACCCTTGCGCTCGAAACGAACGGTGGACATACCACCAGCAGAGGGGTTCCCCTGGATAACCTGACGCTCAACAGTCTGAGCGAAGTTTGTGTGACGTTTGTAATTAGACCTAAAAAATGATACCTCTGGCTGGCCTACGATATGGGCATCTTGGGCACCAATGGCAACGAGTTGGGCAATTCCACCTGACATTTTATATTATACTAAGTTTTTATTTTTAAGCTCAAAACAATGGGACCTGTGGATGAATAGATTCTGTGAGAAGGAGTGAAAGAATTCCGATCATCGCGAGTCGACCGTTGACGAGTTCGGTCTCGGGCTTCCAAGGTCCCTGGACGTATCCCTCATCCTCCGGGTTAGCGGCGGTGCCGAGGAAAACCAAGGATGCGACGGCGATGGAGAGTCCGATGTTCTCTTGGAATTGCGCGCTGATAGGGTTACCAGTCATGATCTCATCGACCACCGCGGAAGTGAAACCAATCATAGCCGCACGACCGTTAACGCGCTCTGCGACCGCTAGAAAATCGTTAGGACGGTCGATCTTTGTGAAACGAGAGCCCTCATTGGTCGCCCGCACTACGGTGCGAACATTGCGGGACTTAACCCTGTTCCTGGATTGAATGGGGGTGGTAACGATGGGCCTGAGAGTGGCGATGCAAGACATTTTGTACTTTACGAAAGCGCTTTTTCTTTAAATCACTAGATTTTCGAGATCCCCGACACGCTTTACGAGGGATGCGACTAATAATTCCATCGTCGCGACTTTATTCTTTTCGGATTGGAGTTCTTCTTTCGTGTCACTCAATTCGGTCTTTGTGGTTTGGAGTTGACGGTCCACCTCTTGTAGAGCAGCCGTGGCGACCGTCCACACTGTTTCTTTTCGGATACGATGGAAATCATTTACTCTTTGCCCGTAGACGAAGAGTTGAGTACCTGCTATGACATTTCCAGTCTCGTCAAGCGAACCAATCCATTCGCTCAAGTCTTCTTCAACGCGAATAGTGTGTTCGTCAATCACTTCGTTTAATGTAATCAGGTGTTCCTCCTCCTTCGTATCGTATACCTTTATGACGGAAGCGTTGCTTTCGAGTGTGGAAGTGTCAAAGTTTGTGAAGGTAATAACATTAGAGGTAGACACATTCGCCATCTCGTAAATGTTTGGAAGGCACTCTTCATCTATTTTTACAGCTTCGGGGAGAATATCATTTACTTCTTGGGCGATGAAACCCCAAACAGGTTCAACGCCTCTGTTAATCTCATCCTTATATCTATATTTTTTGGGTTTGAGTTCTCTTATTATATCCAAAGCTTTACCATCCTCAGCATCAACTATATCTTTCTTTATGCGTTCATCACTTGAACTGATAGCCCCCTGTGCTGATACGAAATAATGTTCGGTAATGATTGCTTCATTAGCGTAAATACTATGTGTCCCCCAACCGTAGCCGCTTTGACCCGCGAGACTGCCACCACCATGATTCGGGTCATTCCACCTAAAATACTTTCTCCAACCAGTAGCGATAGACCCAGATCCTCCGTTTACATGTAATTTAGCGTATGGTGTGGCCGTTCCTATACCAACATTTCGGTTTCGTAGCATCGTCATAACTGCGTGGCTTCCTGAGCTTGGGGCGGAAGAGTTGTTATCACTTACGCTGAATTGAAGTGAACCCCAATCAGCCATATCATCAGTCGCTATCCGCCAATTACGACTATTCCCTGTCACCGTCCGTGCTTGAAACGCTATACCTGCGTTCGTACCAGAACTTCCGTAAGATGGAATATGTAATTGAGAACGACTATCAACAAATGTTGATGTACCAATACCTACACTTCCCGTAGTCCTATAAATATTTGATCCACTTAACGTGAAATAGTTGGTTCCGTCAGCCCCGTTGGCCCCGTTGGCCCCGTCAGCCCCGTCAGCCCCGTTGGCCCCGTCAGCCCCGTTGGCCCCGTCAGCCCCGTTGGCCCCGTCAGCCCCGTCAGTCCCGTTGGCCCCGTCAGCCCCGTTGGCCCCGTTGACCCCGTCAGTCCCATCGTTACCTGGATTTCCTTGAATTCCCTGCTCACCCCTTGGAATAACAAAATCAAAAACGGCAGCGGAACTCGTACCAGAATTAGTCACAGACGCGGTTGTTGTTCCCACCGGCCCAGGTGTCGTCGTTCCGACGGCTATCGTAGCTGCGGCTCCCGGAGGACCAGATGGTACATTCTCTAATAAAGAGCCATCACCTTCAAACGAAGCCGCTTTCACACGCCCAGCTGTTGCGTTTATTTCAATTTGCGATCCTACACGTAAATCCGTGTTTACGTAGGCGTTACTGTTTACGTGTAAACCCGCGTCAGGGTTTGTGGTGACGAGTCCTACACGATTATTATTGGTATCGACAAATAGGTGGGAAGAGCCTACCAGTAGGTTACTGGTTATATCAACCTTTCCTGTGAGTACGTGGTGATTCGTATCGGTCATCTATAATTAGTCAAGAACTTTATCCGTTAGTTATAATTGCGTCTACATCGTACCGCAACATATACTCGTGTTCCTGTGGTTCTTTATGCGTATACGTAAAGACTTGTATACCACGTTCTTTGCAGTACGCTATGAATTCATGGTCTAACGATGTCCAATGAAGGACCACACATTGTACCCCTTTAGTGACCATACTGAATTCGTGGTGTACGAAAGTCGTCTCGAGGGTCGTACCTATATTGAAATTTGAGGGTAATAAACTTACCAAATTACGGTTAAAACTGGAAAAGTACACTTTACTCGTATCCTCGTCTTGATAAAATCGTTGTAAGGCGAACGCGACGAGCGGATCGTTACCCTTAATATCAACTATGACCACGACATCACGTATTCCTGGGAGTGCATCGTATATTTCCTGTAACGAACATATACCCATTTTCTTTAATTCGTCGAACGTGAGTTTATCTATGAATCCCTCGGATGTATACACATCGTGGTAGACGACGATTTCTCCCGTTTTACATAACTGCACGTCTATTTCGACCCCATAATATTCAAGGTCTAAAGCTTCTTTTATCGCGGGTACGGTATTATCTTCGTGCTTTTTAGAAATTCCTCGGTGAGCGATATATTTCATCCCTACTGTTCCATAACATCTTTTACATCCGGGTCACGTATGTAAAAGGTGTGGGTCTCCTCCGGCCGGGTTTGAACCGACGACCTACAGGTTAACAGCCTGTCGCTCTACCAACTGAGCTACAGAGGAATGGTCCTCTCTACTAGAATCGAACTAGTGACCATTGGAACTACAGTCCACTGCTCTACCGACTGAGCTAAGAGAGGAAAAGATTTATATGCTTGTTCTGGGAGCCTCTTAAGGTGAACAGTCTTACAAGTCTCCCGCATATAAATCAAGCTCCCACCAGGACTCGAACCTGGGGTAGGGGATTCAAAGTCCCCTGTGTTGACCAACTACACTATAGGAGCGGGTATATCATTTACTTGATTTAATTCTTTAAGCTCGAATTTCCATTTGAAGTAGTACATGAGTAGGGAGAAAAGAGTCGCCGCAACGTTCGTGATGGTCATCGGAATAATATCGTAATAAAACGAATAAACGAGAGATAGAATACTCGCCGTTAAGTTTAAGTGTAAAAAAGTATAGTTAATAGCTTTCGCATCTTTATATTTATACACGTGATTGATCTCGGGTATAAACATGATAACTATGACGACAGATCCTAGTAGGCCACATACGTCGACGATATTCATACTTACGTATAAGGGTCTTCATGTTTTTAAGTGGGTCGTTCGAGTGTTTCGATACGTCCGATTAAGTTTACGAGAAGTGTGTTAAAGTGTGTCTGACGATTTTCGAGGATGGTCACCTTACTTTTGAGTCGATTATTCTCGATTCGTAATTCGCGGGTATAATCTTTATTTTCGAGGGCTAAGATACGGGCTTCCAAATCAGCGTTTTTTTGTATTAAATTAGTAATCATATGATATGAAATGTATTGTAATCGTTCCTGCTTTATCATTTTTAATCCACCCTCATCAGTTTTTATCATTTCTGGGAATAAAGGTTCTATTTCTTGTGCTATTACACCGTAAAAATCTTCTTTTACACCGGAGGGATCTTTTAACTCTTTTTTCCAATTATACTTACAAAATTTTATTTGTGAATATTTAAGCATTGAATTTGAAATATCATACTCATCGTCAAAATATCGTATATTGTTTTTTAATGTTAAATCACTTGAATTTGTTATAGCACCAGTTGTGCTTATATACCAATGCCTACCTGTAGTCGCGGTTGGGAAGACGTCGGCATCGTACCAATGTAAAGTCTGAGTATCTCCCGTATTCATTATACCCATTGTATCTCCATTTAACCATATATAAGCACCTTCATTATTTATGGTTGATTGACCACCTGTGTATTCTATAATTGCCGAACCATTATCCATGACGTTGTTGGGTATATTCTGACCTGTTGATTCTCCTACACCGAAAGTATCGGCTAATCTAATTCTTAAAAAATCAGGACCCGGCGATGGATCGGGGGAGCCGTTCGCAGTACGATCTGCACCAGTAATTCGTATCGCCCCGTTACAACTTATGACCCCCCTCACATCCAACTGCGCTTCAGGGACTTTCCCGATCCCGACGGCCGTGTCGCTGATGACCATGGACCGCCCGGTTCGGCCCAACCGGTACAACTTTTGGACCTCCGAGGCTTCGAGGGCGACTGAGTAGAGTTTGAAGTTGGAGATTTGGCCGTTCCACCAGTTAGCACTACTGGAGCTATTAAACCTTCCTATGAAAATATCTTCAGTTGAAGAGGGAAAATTCAAAGTTGAAGAACTACCACCACCCATTGTCATTTGTGTACCATCTATGTAAAATTTAGTATTTTCTGGTAACATATTAGTCCCGTTATACGTGTAAGCTATATGGTGCCATTGATTTTGTTTTATGACGTCTTCCATATTACTCATTGTTAGCCAACCACTTTGTGTTCCCAAATACACGGTTCCAACCGAATTATAATTAAACTGAATCTGCATCTCTTGGTTTGCAACAGCAGCATTACCCATGTGAAATGCGGTTCGTGAAGTGGTGCTAGTATCAGGTATTCTACTCTTTACCCACATAGATACAGAATGAATAAAGTTTCCACTCGTACCCGTAGCTGTTGTTTGGATCCAATCTTCTGTACCAGCCGGACTATCACCTGACCAACCACTAAAATTAAACGCCTTATCTGGTGCGGAGTACTGGGCAGTTCCAACAAACACCCCATGATTCCCCTGCCCCGAGATATCTGTGGGTGAGTTGTTCACGGTGGTATCGAAATCCACCACCAACTTCTCGGGTCTCGGGGTTTCCGTATCCACGTCGTACCGCGAAATGCGGGGAACATCGAGGGACCTTCCTAAAGTCAGCGAACCCTTATCGAGGGTCGTGGGTCCGGGGGTGCCGAAATATTTCAGTTTATATATTTGTAGTGAAGAGGTACTACCGTTACTAACCACAGAAAGAACTTGAAGTACCAGAATACTGTAATACTTTGAAGTACTTACATCAAAAGTAGCATTATTACTTACATACGTGAGAGTATGACTTTCTTTTATAATATCCCAATTATTTCCATCATTCGAACCAAGAATTCTAACCGAATTTACGGCTTCATGAGCTGATGCTGATCGTATAAATACAGAAAATAATTTTATCTGTAACGGGAGTTCTAATTTAATCCATTCACCGTACACACCCTCAAATAAACCCGCGTTAGTAGTTGGATTTGATGTTCCATTACCGGCGTCGCTATACTTATTTGTAGACTCGTCATTTTGCCATAAACCAAGGCTAGTCGAAGTTGAATTATTAAACGCTTTGTAAGGTTCACGGGTAGATCCGGAATTATAACTACTCGCACTCACACAAAACACACCGTGGCCCTCCACCAATGTTTCATATCCCGTCAATCCCCTAGGAGGATACTCTTGAATCCGCTCATCTCCCGCGAGTTCCAATTGGCCCGAGGGTTCGGTGACCCCCACGCCCAAGTGCCCCTTGTACAGGGTCACTTGGGACTTGGACCCCAAGAAATAGTCTTTTTGGTAGTCGTAGAGTTCCTTGACCTGGTCGGCGTTCAGGGCCTTGGAGTAGAGACGGAAGTTCGCGATGGAGCCGTTGAAATAGTCACCAGGTGTACCACCCGCATGTTCTTTTCTACCTAACGTAAGTTGCGTTCCCGTTAAAACGACAGGTCCATCGGTGGAACCCGGAAATGGGCCTACACGCCCGTCTTCACCGTTTATAAATATTTTGTGCTTTGATAAATCGGATCCATTTCCTCCGGTAAATACCGCGACAACGTGATACCATACATTTTTAGCAATAGTAATATCTGATAACACGCCAGAACCCCAATGTGCGTGACTGATTTTGTTCTCATAAAACATAATAGCCGACTGCTGATGAGAAGTACCTCCTTGACCCAATTGGACAGCATATGTATAATTAGTCATTTCCGTCGCATTTAACCATAAAGAAATCGTATGAACTGGGCCGGATCCGGTTGTTAACCCGTGTGCTCCAGTTACATATTGCGAAGACCCATTGAACTTGAAAGAATCAATACCATCCGTCGAATCCAATATGGGTGAATGTCCGGAGACGGCTCCGGTATTCGTATTTGGGGAAAGGTCTGGAATAGGACTCTGCACTGTACTTTCACCCTTCGCATCATAGTAGACCTCCAACTGGGTCCCCGTGGTCGCCGGCACGTTGTACACGGTCTTTAGGGTGGTGTCTAGGGAGCCACTGCCTTCTTCGTGGCCGTAGAGTTCGAGTTCTTCTATGTTTACGTAGTAATTTGTTCCTACCTTTTCCCATACGAACCCAAAATATTCATATTTTACTGTAGAATTAACATTGTATGTGTATGTGTGTTCCCCACTACTCGAATCTCCAATTAGACCCACGTCACTGAACGAAAAAATAGATGTCCAATCAGTTCCGTTGTTTGACCCAAGAAATGTAGCCGAACGAGGAACGCGTTGAGGCTGTGCAGAGCGTGATATAAGCTTCGCATGGTCTAAGCTAATTTTTTTAGGGAGACGGATATACAGCCATGTTCCATTCACACCACCTAAAGATTCCACTGGATTTTCTTGATACGTTCCATCGGCATTATTATAAGGAGACGAGATACTATTCGTAGTTACACCATCATCACCGTGGTATGTATCACCACCACCACCCGATGTCACGTGATTGAAAAGAGACCAGGCTTTTCGGGTTTCGGTTGAATTTGTGCTTAGAGTACTTTGCACTACAGAGTACCCACTCGTACTCGAATTATCATTCGCCGTCATAGCCACCTCCGGGTACTTCCGCAGGGGTCGATCGTGGGGTCCCGTGTATTCGGTGACCACGTTGGAATCCGATCGAATCGTGGTGACGTGTAAATTACCCGTGACGGTCGCTTCTTTCGATGCGATTAAATGTTCGGAAATTGTGAGTGTATCCGCCACCGTAGCATTTGCGGACACCGTTAAATCAGTCGAAACCGTCGTATTTCCGGACACCACGAGATCCCGACCGATCTGAGCGTTCGCGGTCGTCACGAAACCCGTTATCGCGTTAGAAAATTGAAGGGTATTCGAGGTAACGTTCCCCGTGTCGGAAACACTCTGGAGACCGTGGGCGGTCTCTACGTTTATTCCACCAATATTCATCGCCTGTGCATACACGTTTCCCGAAACCACCCGAAGGTGGGAGTCCTTGATGTTCAGGTACGTATTCAAATTATTGATAGACATCTAATATAACGTAAGAAATGATTTACGTGTTATTAGGTGTGGGTCTATGCAGTTGGAACGGTTGGCCAAACAACGTTCGCCGGATCTTCGGTCACCGTGGGAAGATCCCTGAGAGCTTGGCGGTAATCAAACCAGGTCTGTTGCACCGCTAAATTAGAGTGAGGATAATCTAGGGTAGCATACCTATCGGTCTGTTCGAGGAGGGTGTTCCGCTTGGTGCGGAGTTCCTTTAAAGCTATTTCGCTCCCCAATTTAGAATTCCAACATTCTTCACATTCTTGTTGTGTTGGGATAGTAAAAGGTGTTTCGGTGTATACATTTGCATCAGCGTTCCATGTAGTATTTAGTTTTGATACATCTTTTTCGGATGTATACGTGCGCTGAGTTAACCAAACTACATTTGATAGTATTGGTTCCACACCCAGAGGAAAAACGGGAGAATCATTTGGTCTGAGATACCTCAGTGTCTCTATGATATCCATTTATACTATATGATGATAATTTATATTCTATACGTTCCACCTATACCGTAAATAACTCCAGAACTATCAACAAGTGTCGTGGATACACTGTAAGTACTCCACCCTCCACCCGTTTCATTTGAATCTGCGAGAAATATAAAATTATTACCGGGATCTATGATCAGTCTAAAAGCCGTTCCACCAGATAAACCATTATATAGACCAGTCGACGTGGTAACACCAAAAGACATAGCAGTTCGAGCGTTTGATACATTACGGGCAGCATAAGGTAAACCCATTATTTGTCTATTTCCCGAAATCGCGCCAGAATAACCATCCCACGCGACCGTACCACCTATAGTAACTAAATTTCCAACACGTATGAACCAGCCATAATTAGAACCTGATGGCGAACAAACACCCGAAGTGCTCCCAGCAATATAAGGAACCCATGTACCCTCTTCATAAAATCCCTTAATACAAGGTTCTATCACGAGATTTTCACCACCCATGCGTAGCTGTGAACGAGACACCCTTGTCGTATGGTGACCCTCGTCACACCGACCCATATCGTAGAGGGTCTTGGCCTCCGAGGCGGTAAGGGCTGTGTCGTAAAGTTTGAAGTTGGAGAGGAAACCATCAAGATGGTCGATGGTATCGGTCGGGCGGGTTTTACCGCCAAGTGTTACAAATGCGTCTTTGGGGAGATTTAGTAACGTGCCAGATGTACCGCTAAGGGTGGCCGATTGAACCTTACCATTAAGGTAAATCTTTCTAGACGTTGTAGTGCTGCCACCGCCAGTATAAGTCACACACACATGATTCCATCCCAATTGGTTGACCTCCGTAGTTGCAGCATAGATATTATGTGTATGCCAGCCATAGTAAAGATTATCACCATAAAAAGAAGCGTAAATATTTACACCGGCGGCAAAATCATTACCAATCTGAAATAGAGTTTCTTCGTTTGTTGAAATAGTAGCAGTATCCTTATTGGTTTTAAACCATATACTTGCAGAATGTATATAATCACCGGAATGATTATTTATACGAGTTCGTAGATGCTGTTCTGGTGTATACTGTGTACTAAATTCAAAAGCCTTCTCTGTAGCATTATAACCACCGGTGGTGTTCGCCGCCGCGGCCCGGCGGTAATACACCCCGTCATTCCCCCTCCCACTCGTGTCCCGCACAACTCCCCCGAATGTAGGGTCGGTTCCTGTAGCCTGGCTAGTCGAGGTATTGTATTCCACGACGAGCCTGTCCCGCCTAGGTGTATCGTCCGCGTCGAGAGCCGGTCCAATTCGGGGAACATTTAACGATTTCGTGAGGGTCAGTTGGCCATCGTGGAGGACGGATTGACCCTGCTCACGGGTGCCGAAATATTTGAGTCCAGATATAGCCGTAAAACCAGCATATCCGATAGTTTTTTGAACAACGATTGCGAAATATCTATATGATGTGGTCGATGATGTATCAGTTATAAAATCGGTACCCGTCCAAATTGCTGGAGCGGCACCTGTTTCAGATAATACTTCAGTCCAATTTATATCATCATTAGATCCATATATCTTAAAATCTTCTGGAGCCTGATTGAGGTGAGTTGTGCTACTAGGTCGTGGAGAAAGTGTTATTGATTTGAGTACAATCTTATACGGTAATTCCAACTTTAACCATTCACCCGCTACAGTTCCATTTCCTAAAGTCGCGGAGCCGGTAAACGCGTAATCAGACGCACTCGCATAAAGTGAGCTGTTTGCACTTAACCATGCATTATCCGCTACACCAGCATCATTGTAAGTTATTTTATCAAATGCATCAAATGCTGTATATGTTGCGCTATATTCAGAACTTGAACTTGCCTTAAAAACACCATGTCCTTCGAAATATGTATTATTAGCGGTCATAGCCCTAGGAGGAAACTCTTCCAAGTTGTGGGGTTCATCCGCCACACTCAAGGATCCTTGGGGTGCATCCGTGCCTATCCCTAATTTTCCTTGTTGAAGAACCATCTGCGGCTTCGCGCGCCCGAACTCCTCCTTTTGGGCGTTCCATATTTCGTTCACTTGGTCCTCCCCAATAAACTTATCGTAGACCCTAAAGTTGGCGACCTTGTCGATGTTTCCACCACCGATCTGGATGGGGATGGAGTCGACACCTGTGCCGTAGTATTTGATTTCGGCAATACGTCCATAACTCGAACTATTATTATAATAACTCTTAACCACTAAAGCTATATGTTTATATGCGGTTGAGTTACTTATTGTATCACTAAATGTTGTTGATGTACCGAGAGTGGGGTTTTTCCCTGTAACATCTAATAATTTTGTCCACGTTCCACTACCATTCCACCCATATATAGCATATTCATCCGGAAATTCATCTCGTCCTTGTGGATTTTGGGCATCCGATATCACGTCAACTCGATTTACAACCAATTTATGTGGTAATTCTAAACGAATCCAGTGACCTCCGTCTGTGGCTGTACCCGATCCAGATTCAGTACCCAAATTGTGAGTACCACCAGTATTCCAAATCCAACCACTCGTGTTTGTTGCCACACTTTCATCAAAAGCTTCCCATGGTGGACAGTTAGTTTCTTGAGCAGAAGCCGTCGCCACATACCCCCTTTGGGCCGGACCCGTCATCGCGATGTGCGGATACTTGAGGACCCGCGTCGGCTCGGGGAATCGGGTCAGGTCGCCTTCCTTGTGGCCGTAGTATAAAATTTGTTTTATTTGAACCGCAGTACTTCCATTTACTTTTATAACCTGAAGTACAATATATTTATATGCTTTTGAGGAGTTTATTGCATCATTGGAATCACCTGCAGGATTACTAACAGTGAACGTATCTTTTACAACATCCCAATTTACATCATCATTGGAACCAAGAATTCTAATTTGCTCGGGTGATTGAGTACCACCTTGTGAACCTCGAAGGAACAGGTAATTAATGTAAATCTTTTCGGGAAGTTCTAATTTAATCCATTCACCACGAACACCCTCGAATAGAGCTGCACTCGTAGTAGCTGTAGGTCCATACTTTGGACCCGTTTCATTAAACATAAACAGACCCGTCTCATTACCGGTTCCACTTTCAAATGCTTTCCAAGATAGTCGAACACCGTTATCATGTTCACTACTCGCACTCACCCGGTACCCACCCTGTGAGTACCCCGTCATCTCTAATGGTGGGTACTCCCCAAACGTATCCTCAACTTGGGCCTCCTCGACCTTCCTTCCATCCACGTAGGTCACCTTGGACCCACCTTCACCCTGGTACGCATAGGTCACGTTGTGCCAGGTATTCGCGGCGATTTGGGTATCATCAACTTTGAGTGAAGCCTTATCGTACCCCGACCCTATACTGAAGAGTTGTTGGGTCAAGGCATTCGCCTCCAGATTCGAGGCGTTAATCCAAGTGGAGACCGTGTGTGGCACATCACCCTCGAATCCAAGGGAACCCGTGGTCACGTTACTTTCCGTAGAGCCGTTGAGAGTCCAGCAATTGTTTGTAGCGTCGAAGACCACATTGTTTGGGGTGATAGATTTAACCGAACCACTTGGGAGGTACTTAGGGACGTTCCCGGCAGCTGGGTCTTCCCCATCGAAATACATCACGTAATTGTTCGACCGAACGGAGTTGAACGTAGACTTTAGGGTAGTGTCTAGGGAAAGGTCACCGGGGGGTGCGGGCTCTTCGGTGCCGTAGTATTTTAGTTCAGGAACACATAAGTAATAATCACTTCCAGTTGCAAAAGTTTTCGTGATGATAAATGCGTAATATTTATAGTAATTGTCCGTCTGCACATTAAAAGATGCAGACTGTGATTCACCTGTAAATCCAGAATTTGTAAATGTGTGTAGATGCACCCAATTAGAATCATTGTTACTTCCCCACACCTGCCCGGCTTCTACCGATTGTGTCCAATGCGTCGCATGATTCCTCGAAGTGAAAACGTATCTATCCAATTTTATTTTATTCGGAAGTTCCAGTTTTAACCATTCACCATACGGAGTCGAATCAGACGCCGATAACCTCGAAGCGGTTGTTCCAGACGTGTTCGCGTTACCGTTAGTATCATAGTTTAAACCAGAAAGAAGCATACCCACCTCAGAATCAATTCCGTTAAAAGCTTTCCACGGGTGATTTGATGAATTTACAAATCCACTCACCGACACCGTATACCCCGCTTGCACGTAGGTGTTGGTCGTATCATTCCCGTCCAATTTAGAAGCATCAAAAGCAATTTCGGGAAACTTCTTGAGCGGCATCTCCTTTGGCTCCCTTCCATGAGGTCCCGTGTATTCCGCGAGGACGTTAGAACCAACCTTCACCTGGGCGTTTGAGGTGAGCGTAATATTCCCACCGATCTCTACATTTGAGGAGGCCACGAAAGAGGTGGTAGCATTGGCAAATTGGAGGGTATTGGAGGTTGTATTTCCTACGTTAGAAACGGCGGCCAAATCAAAGGTTGGACTGACGAGAAGATTCCCGATTTTAAGTGTTTGTGCGACCAGGTTTCCTGTAATATTAACGGCATCCACATCGGTTGTACTCACATGAAATTTGTCACCTACTGAAAAATTCTTAGTTGGTGCTGAGTTAGAAACACTTATTTTTTGAGTCCCCCTAAATTCACTGGCACTCAAGATAGCGTTAGTTACCTCAAGAGTACCCGCCGGGGTATCAATGATAGGCATTTAATATAAGAGGAGGTTTTTTTAAATGAGGAACGACGAACTTTAGAAACTCTGTTCAGTTTGTAAAGTTTGTTTTTAGGGTCAGTCGCAAAGCGACTGGAACGAGGTTTTATGAACTTTCAGCCTCAGCCTCAGCTTCAAACTTCGCCTTGGCCTCAGCTTCAGCCATTATCTTCTCCTTGATTTCAGTTTCAGTTGGGGGAACGGGTCGGGTATTTACCCATAGCTGAATATCTGGTGGTTTTTCTGTTAGGTTCCCATCTTCATCTAAAGTTGGTCGGGCCGTACGAGGCAAGTCCCTCAGAGCCTGGCGGTATTCTTTCCAATCTTGAATATCTTTTTCTAATACGTGTGGATAATCTAAGGTCATGTATTTATCGCTATCATTGAGGAGAGTGTTCCGTTCCTCCCTAAACTTTTTGATAGCATCAGCGTTCGTGAGTTTGTAGAGTGTATATTCATAAAGGGTAGTATCAACGGGTTTTACTATATTTTCAAAAACGACACTCTCCCACGTGGTACCGTCGGAGGTATAAGGTTCACCCGGAAACATTTTTTCTAATACTTGGGAGAGCATATATACTTTACCCCGATATTAAATTAGGGTTATGATAACTTTACCATTCTGCTCGAGGCCGGTCTGATTACCAAAAGAAATAGTTCCTGCAATCCCGTTATTTCTACATGTACCACCTTGTGACACAGGGTTAGTCTGGTAACCAAAACTTCCCCCACCACCACCCTGGTAGCCACCACCACCACCTGGATCATGGGCCCCATTCCCTCCGCCTCCACCAAAACCACCATACCTGTTTCCGTAGCCATGACTCGACCCCCAACTCCATGCACCGTACCCACCTTGGGATCCAGTGTAAGGTCTCTGCGCCTCGAAGCCGCTGGAGGTGGACGTCGGCACATTCCCATTCGCAAAATAACCTGCACCACCACCAGATCCGTAGTTTGCTGACCCACTACCACCCCCACCGGAAGTAATCTCAGCGGCTTGACTGGCTATACCGTCTCCAGGGTAATTGGTGCCGCTGTTGTTGTCCCTTCCACCTCCACCACCCCCCGCAATACAATAAATACTTGAGTTGCTTACGGCAGTACTAGCACCTAGCTCTTTAAGAACATAAGTACCACCACCACCACCTGAAGATGTATAGTTGTAACTCGACCCGTCGCGACCGATATGTCCTACGATAATAAGTACCTTTTCACCCTTAGTTAAGTTGAAGTTTCCTTGGGTCCATGCACCATAACCACCCCGCGAATTGGCGCTCGAGGCGTTTAGCCCACCCCCGTTGGCTCCGTACGCTTTAATTGTGTACGTACCGGTTATGGGTACAGTCCAAAGTTGAAATCCATTCTGGGCGCTCGTCACCCCTGAAGCCCCCAATTTAAAGTATGCGGTATTAGTTCTCCACGCCGCAGATGAATAAGTCCCTTTATCAATAAAGTTCTGAAGGGTAGCCCCATACAGGGTATCGGCATGTATCGTCTCGGGATAGGCACCTCCCCCGTTCAACCTCGCGGCCCCGAATGTAAATGGATTTGGGGACCAGGTGTAAAGTGCGGTGATCCCTTTGATATTGATTGCTCTATCTGTGAATAGTCCGGTGGTATTATCGGTCAATCGGAATGTTACGGACGTCGTAACACCATCTTGATTCGCCGCAATTTGACCCGTTATCGCACCTGTACTCCCGGTAAGAGTAAGACCCGATGGTAAGGCGTTACTACCAGGTGCTACAGAGAATGTCCTATTCGTACCACCACCACCATCTGTACCTACGAGTGTTTTAGTCTCAGACGCACTAGTCTCGAACATTATGGTCCCACCAGCCGCGGGTGAGGTCCACCCAACCGCAAACCCAATCGCGGCAGTACTGGTCCCGATCAAACCCGATGTACTGTTAATCCTAACTTTATAGGGTTGTTGGGCGAGCTCGAAAGCGCCCGTTTTTCCAAAAAATTGTACATTGTTGAGTTCAATATTATAATTGCTAGTACTGCTGGTCTTTGACTTTATTACTACCCTGAAATAAGAGAATGCTTGTGTCGACCCCGCTGATAGTGTCGTGACATCTGTGGACAGAGACGTCCCCGTCCCAGTATGAAGTAATGTCCAATTTGTACCGTCGTTGCTCCCTAATATAACAAATTGTCCGTGTTGATATGCAGATTGTGTAGAGCCTATTACAGCGCGAGATAGTACAACTGGGGTGGGTATTTGTAATTGTAACCAATGCCCATGATGTTGACCTGTGTAGGGTACGGACGATCCCGCTAAATAGGGTGAGGAGGTTGAATAGCCCCCAGCGGCTGATCCGTTGCCGGCCGGCCAGTAGTTGCCCGTACTCACAACATCATCAAAGGCCTTCCACGCGAGAGAATTATAATTGCCCGAGCCACTCGCTACGTACCCTGTGATTGAAGCATTATTTGTCATCGCACTAGGTGGATACTCCAGAGGCAAAGTCCCTCCCATCTTGAAAGTCACTTGTGTCCCAGCGGCGTTGGGTGTCGCATCGAGAACACTATACAAACTTCCATTGGCACCTTCCAATTGTACCGTCGATCCACTGACAATACCTGTACCCGTTGCCGTGAATACTTGGGTTT